TGAGTTGAGTTCACCAACTGGATCAGGTTGACCAATAGATGTAAGGCTGTTTTCGATATACCAAAGACCGGTTGGTCCTTTGAATCCATGGTCCCAATATCGGACCCATGGAAGTTCTTGGCCTTCAGCTGCTGGGAGGAATCGTAGGACTGCATATCCATTACCTGCTTTATCTACCGTTGGTTTCCATACACGGTCATCTTGATATGATTTCTTTTCACCGCCACCATTTACTTTTTCGGCTGCAGCTACAAGTTTAGAGATTTGATCTTTATTGCGTTTTAGATTTTCGAATGACATCGTATTGTCCTTATGTTAAAGTATGTTTTTGTATTTACTGTAATATTATACCACAAATAGATTAGTTTGTACACTACTTTTTGTGGTACGCATATTATATATACACTATTCAGCAAAAGCGCTATCTAATGTATTTTTACGAGGCAAAAAGTTTAAATTCATTGCCTCAGCTTCAACCTTGTCTTTGATAATGTGTGAAACAAATTTCTTTACATCTTCAGGTTCAATGTTGTGCTTTTCACATACATGAAGAATAGCCTCCATGTAACTAATTCTTAATTCAGCCACTGTACTTTCAATAAGTTTTGTAAACTTACTTTTAGTAAGAAACTGTTGTTCAATTGGTACTTCTTTTTCTTCCATATGCTTTCCTCCTATTTAGCTATGAGGATGATAGAATCATCATTAAGTCTACCATTAGGTACACTTGGTTTAGTCTTAATAGCATTTAGTATTTTGCTACGTTTGGCTGGAGTAGTCTTCATAATTTCAGGAAGTTGTTCCATTGGTTTACGTAAGGTAAATGCTCTAGATTTTTCAGGATCAAAGTTTTGAATAGATGTACCTTTAATCTGAAAGCCTTTAGGATCTTCAGTAATATACTCCATGATCTTACGTGTCTTACAATTAAAGACATATAAAGATAATTTGCCAATAATTTGAGCAGGTGGAATGGAGACAATTTTATAGTCATTGTCTTCTTTCTTATATTTTACTCTAGAAACTTGTTTATCAATAGACATTGGTTTAATTGTACGAACTTTACGCGTAGCTTTTGAAGCATCACGTACTCGATCTAGATCTGCCAACATCTTTTCACATTCCTTGACGCGGCGATTGAGCTCAGGCCGTGAAAGGTGTGAATACCCTTCAACCGCTTGTTCACATCTTTTATGGTATGCATCGCTATAATCAAGCAACCATCCTTCAATCACCGTTTGAACTGGCTTAATAGCAGAACCAGCCAGCCCATGTACCTTAAATAAAGTGTACACATCAATAGAGGCTTTTTCACCATCAATCCACTGATCTTCTAGATCATCAAGATCTGTCATAATAGTTGAATTGATTTTTCGTTGCAAGCGTTGTTGAGGAGAGAGACTGACTACATTTGATGCGCTGTCAGTTTGTGCTTGCAACTTTTCATAATACATAGCTTTGCCAGGTTCAATTAGCTCAGCCATATGCCGATCCAGAGCAGCTTTCCAGTACTCTGTATCATCATCAATTGGTAAACCTGAATTATACCAGAAACAGGTAGCCGCTTGATAATACTTTGAGAACGTCCAATCAGGATGCACTAAAATAAATTCAGCATCTTTCTTTGAGAAGTTCTTTTTAATATATGTACGATGCTGATCAACAGCATCTTTTTTAGTTAATTCAGTTTGAAAGTAATTCTGTACTGCTTTAAAGCCCTTTTCAATAGGTGCTGCATTAATACCAGTACGACGTGAAACTACTGTTTTCTTTTTACGTTTAACTAATCCCATAGTTCTCTCTCCATCGAAATAATATAATTATTATACCACAGATAAACATGAATGTAAACAATTTTATTCGGAATAATGTTATATTTTTTGTGTAATGTATGGACCAGTTGTAACATTATGGCCAAAGTCTGGTTGCCAATGGGTTACTTCATTAGTAATAGTATATGTACCACACGTGCTCATGAACTGAGAATCACCTTTATAATATCCCTTGTGATAACCTATATGCTTATTATAGTACCAAACTTCTTCATTGTTTGACGGAGTTTCGTGGCGTAATTCTCTCCATTGGATCATATCTACCATTTCTTTAAAGTTTGACATTTTTAAAATCTCCATCTCTACAACGTCACCATGGCCATCCGGGCATGACCATCCCGTCTTTATTGAATAGCTCACAACTTACCGATTGAACCCGGTCCCATCTAAAGGTGCGCCAATCTTGAACATCAACATCCCATACAATACAAATGTCGTCATTACCTTTTCTTTCTTTTCCAGCTTCAGGCTTAGGGTATTTACCTTCTTCCATTGTGCATTTCATTACTCGAACTGAGCCATCAGCTTTAGTAAATGTAACCTCAATGACACCTAAGCTTAATTCTTCACGAATTTGATCTTGAATAAATTTTTCAATAAACATATCATATCCTCTTATAAAATTAGGTGAGCAGTTTAGTGTAATGTCATGCTCAGGACTTCTTGTAGCTAGGATCGTAGCAAGTCTTACTACATCTATTGGTGTGGCTCCTAGCTGCGCACCAATTAGAAACTAGCCGCCCTCTGCAGAGGTTTGACTTTTAGCTAAGCGGAAAGGAAACGCTATCACCATGGTGTCGGCAAGACCATGCGTTCCTTAATTTTTATCCTGGACGAACGGACCATTCCCAGTTGAGTCTTTCTAATGAGGGCACTCTATAATTTCCCACCTGTGTCTTAAATTTAAAGTCGTTACAGGCTTAACCGCGTTATTTCGCTCGACTTCTCCTTTGAGGTACGTTTAGCACTATTGCCAGGCTTTCCCTCGTTCGCCTATCTTGGTACCCACGGCCAGACTCGAACTGGCACGCCATGCGGCTCTGGATTTTAAGTCCAGTATGTCTACCGATTCCATCACGCGGGCTCATTATTATATTTTAAAAGCTGTAAAGCCTTTCCCATTACCCATGGACTTCGAAGTGGTAAAAAAGCTCCACTAGCTCCGGTCCAATCTTTGAATTCTCTATCATAAAATCCAATATTACAATCTTCAGGATTATTGTTCTGAAGATCAGCTAATTCATCTGCCCACCTTTGCCATGTAAAATCATCAACAATATTATTGTCCAATTCATAGTAAATGCACGAATGAATAAGCATTTGCGCTCTACGTTGTCTAATAATTTCTTTAATTGATCTTTCCATTATGTATATTATACACCATAAAAAAGAGTTTGTAAACAAAAAAATTAATTATTTTGGTCGGAGTGGAGAGATTCGAACTCCCGATTTCTTGCTCCCAAAGCAAGCGGATTAACCAGACTTTCCTACACTCCGTCAAAATTGGCCTGCCCTGAGGGATTCGAACCCCCGACCCACAGCTTAGAAGGCTGTTGCTCTATCCAGCTGAGCTAAGGGCAGATACGTTAACGCCTCATTTTTGCGTATATTTCTGGATCACACCCTCTACCGACCGGTACGAGATTGGATTTGTGCATAGTCGCAATTCCGGTGATATAGTCTCCGGAGTAGACGTTTGCATCTTTCTTTGCTGCGATGCCACGAATTGAGTCCGACGTCGTGAGGCTTGGATACGTTTTTGTAGTCCGTTGATACGTCTGCATCGGTTCATAGTCTTTAGACTCCTTAATTGTGGCTTTAACAGAAGCTAATAATTTATTATACTTCTTTTCAACTTTATTTTTAGCATGCAATTCTTGACGTGCACGCTTTTTCCAAGCTGGTGTGCTCAAAATATCCACCTTAATATAGCTACAAATAACATAAACGAAATAACTGAGTTAAGTAGAATCAATGCTCTATCTTTCCAAGCAATAGAGACTATCAACCACATGCCGGTCCCGATCCACGATAGCACAATATCATAAATTTTTGGGATCTCTTCGACAGACCGGCATGCTACTGCAAATAGAATGACAAATGTTGCAACCCATTTGAGATAATAAACATATCCCTTGGTTTTAATTAGAGTTACATCGTCATCCAATTTTTTCATTTTAGTTCCAATCAGCTTCATATGATCTTTGGTCAGCAGCACGATCGCCGTAATGCTCAGCAAGATACTTAGCACCATCTTGATAATGGTTATGGTTTTCATCCATTTTATCAATCATAGCATTAAATGCATCTTCTTTAGATTTACGACGAGGAGCTTCTACCTCATCAGTCCACTTACGTACACGTGCTGCACCAGCAGCCATTCTAGCCTGAAAAGCTTTACGTTTAGCAATCTTTTCAGCCACTGCTTTGATAACAGCTAGACGTTCTTCTTTAGTTGAATTCTTTGTAATTACGATATTTGACATTATGTATTCTCCTCATTTCATTTTATAGTAAGATTATACCATACTTTTTAGTGTTTGTAAACAGGTAAATGTGAAATAATTTATCTTTTTTTACATTAAAAGAAAAAATATTACTAAAAGTATTATGACAATCCACACTCTCAACATCATAAGAACCCAAAGAACCACTAGCGTAGCTAATAAAATGAGGAGAAATAACACTATCGCTAGTGGATCTTGGGCCCAGACGGTTTCAAGGATAAGAGTTAAACCTTCCATAGGTCAACCACTTCTTGAAATTCTTCATACGTTGGGATTTTATCAGTACCAAACGTATACTTTAATTCAAATGTTTGCATTGTTTCATGGTGGGTTAACACATGTTTACCATTTTCGTTATGATATGCAAACCCATCAAACTCATAAAGATAATCCATAGTTGGAATAATTGGTGTCATAATCATTTCCTCATTTCATTTTATAAGTATATTATACAACAATTATTCAATGATGTAAAGGAAAAAATGCACTTAATTTGCATTTTTTTTATTTGAAAGAAATCAATAAGTTAGTCTGCATAGTTGATCAAGTTGTAACTTGTATGCATCTCTTTCTTCAATTGTATTTTTTAGTTTAACTTGAAGCGTATGAATTTCATATTGCATATCAGCAATAGTGCGTTTCATAAGATCTTCTTGTGTTACAATAGTTTCTACTTGGTATTCTTTTTCCATTTTACTAAAAGCTCCTCTTGTAGACGGTATGCCTCTGCTTCCCATGGAAGGTTTCTATATTCATCAATTGTAGAAAATATAGAAATGTAATCAGTTCCTTCCCAAGTCTTTGTAAAACCTGAATCAATTAATTGACCTCGTTCAGCCTGTCTAACATGAACCATTTCATGAAATAGACAAGTCAAAAGGTCATCAAGATTTTGACCTTTTTGGATTTCAATTGTATGAGTATATTTATCGGTACACAAATGATAGCCATCAGCATCATCTGGAATATTTGTAAGCATGATTTCAACATCAAGCCGTTTCTTATTTGGCATAAGAGTTTTTAATGCAAACCAAAAAGCGTCTTCGCAGATACCTCTTTCTGACTTTTTTCCACCAAGAATATCTAATAGAATCATGTTGTTCTCCGATTTGATAGTATTATTATACACTAATTAAATCGGTTTGTAAACACTTTTATGCACTAAGCTTCAGTAATATTGTCCATTTTTGGCAGGCCATTTTTATCAAAATTGATTTTTTCAGACTCTTTGAGTGGTGAATATACCTTACAAGATACATTATCACCATGTAATACTTTAAATTTATTATGCGTGTGATGAAGAATAAATTGTGTATTAGGAAATTCATTCCACATACTTGTCCAAATTGGTCTCCAAAATCCAGCTAATCTATTATTATTTGTATTACCTCGATCGGATGCTAATACTAAATCAGAAAAACTTCTCATATTAAAATCAAAAATAGAGTCAAACCCATACATATGAACTATATCAGGTTTAATTCTATTGCAGGCATAGTGTGTTGCTACATGACCACAATTAAAGTTTGTAAATCCAACACCAACATTACCACCCGGAGGAATAGCATATTTTGGAAGAACATCATAAAATTCTTTTATTTGAGATGCAACTTTCATATGATACATTGGATGATCTTCTAAAAACTTTTTAGGTCTAAATCCACAAATCCATTTACCATCAACTTTTACAGATCCTCTCATCATTGCTGCCATAAATTTAAAGTCAACCATTGCTGTTGCAAATTTATCTTCAATTGGAAATGGCGTTTGGTTACATGCAATTTTAAGACCTTTTCTTTCTTCTCTTAAGAAAAGACTAGCATTATCTCCATTTCCAATAATATGAACTACTCTAGGCACCCATTTTCTCCCTAATGACGTCATTACCTTTGCCGCCAGTCCAATGCATTAATTTCTTTTTATCACTATCAAACCCATCAAGCAATTGCAATCTGAGCCAATTATATTCTTGTGGTAATGGATTTATATATGTGAGTTGACTAAGTGGATCTAGCATACCGTGAAGTACTTCTTGGTCGCCAACCCGTGGATGTTGAAATACTTCTTGAGCCCACCAATGTAAGATTTTTGGTTTATTAATAAAACCAACAACACCAGAATTATACCAACACTCATGTCTCCTACGACTCCATGGTTTATCTTCACACATATTTAGCTTATTTGGTACTAATAAATCAAAAATATTAGAAATATTATCTAATACTTCGATATCAGTATCTAGCCAAACAGTTTTTATTGATGGGCAATGTAGCATTGCTTTAGGTTTTTTAAACCAACCAGCTTCAGTTAACTGAGTAAGATCTAAAATAGCATGAAAATGTTCTCTTACAAAATCTAAGTTTTTTACTCCAAAGTCAGCAAACACTAAAGGAGTATCATTATACTTCTTATAGTTTTCAACAAACCATGGAAGTTGCCATTCAGTTTTTTCATCACAACCAGTTAAAAATGCTGTATTATATGATTTTGTAGTTTTCGTCATAATTATGTTTCGCACCGCAGCCATTAGGATTTTGAATAGTTGTAAAATTATCTCTAGCTTCAATTGGCCATGGATAATATTCAGTAATTAAATTTTGAAATCTTTGTTTATGTATAAAAAGATCTGTTGGACCAGCATCAATAGTAGCTCTATACATTAGTATTTCTGCGCCCTTTGGTGTTACTTTATACGCATGGGCACCGGGCAAATAGTCTTTTGAAAAGAGTGGACGTTCACCAATCCATGCTGGTGTTGCATATTTACCATAAGATGGTTTACCAAGGTTTACAATATTACCCATTAATCTTTCATCTGGTAAGCCATCTACAAACCAAGCGTCATGTTCTAAAATGAGTACTGATTCTTTATTCTCAAAAGAATATTTCCATAATCCATAGTGCGATAAAAACGCTGCAATTACTTGAGGATATCTGCTATATTTTTCAGTAAAATGCGATAATGGAATATCAAGACTTTTAGCAGCCGCCATCACATTAGTATTTCTTGGCGTAACAGCTTTCCATTTATTAACTTCAACACCTCTACGTTTAGCAGAAGAAATACATAAGTTAGCTGATTGTACAGATTCTGGAATATCTTCAATAGTAATTACAAATGCTCTCATAATGAAGTAGTGCTCTCTAAATTTTGTGTCGTTGCATAATATTTTTTTGTTTGTCCAAGAGTACTTATAAGTTGTCTACACATCAATGCGTCATTAGGCCATGCGCCATAATATATCGCAAGATCTATCAACTTTTGTGCACCCTTTGGTTTAATATAATAGCTTGAATTACCAGCAATACCTTGTGGGATATTATCTGCATCAATCTTTGGAGCTCTTACTACACCACAATCATCATCTGTTGAATTAATAACAACATCATGATAATCCGAAGATCTTCTAGTTGCACCAAAAGGACTATTAAATCCAATAATATCGTATCGAGATTTGCGTAAATCTTTTACTGGTAATTTATCTAAATAAAAAGCATCATGCTCATGAATAATAATAGGCTCATCATACGCAACACAAGACTGCCATAACTTGTAATGGGATAAAAAACATCCAATTCTTTTATTTGGCACAGCTGTTGGATACGCACTTTTAAGTAATCCAGATCGAAAATCCATTTGATTTCCAGTCCATGGGTAGTTCCATTTAAGATTTACATGACTCATAACAATATCAACTAAGTTTGGAGTAATAGCATCGAACATTCTAAATTCAATATGCTTATCTGGGCATGATTCCACTAAAGCTTTTGCCGCTTTTTCAGATGCTATATCATCTTTTATTCTAATTATAAATGCTTTCATTGTGCAAATTGCTGCCAAGTAAGAGGAGCAACTTTTGGCTTATTGTTCCACCATAAGTTTCCGTATACTTGAGTCCTCTGAGTTTTTAAATGGTCGTAATTTAATTTTACTGCGTGCAAAGATTTATCGCCAGGAGCAAAGATAGTAATAGAGTTATTTTCTAATTGTGTAAACACTGTATCGCACCAATCCCAAGGTACCCAACACCGATCTACTCGAGATTCACTCTTCCAAAAATCATAGATGTGTTCCCATTCTGGTTTAAACTTCATAAAGTAAGTCCCACATCCTTCAACAGGCCTTGGGTTAATATTTAACATATACGTAAGTGCTTTCTTACGAATGTCTGGATGTGGACTAATTTCATAACCCGTCAAATATTTTTGAATAGCTGTTTCTACATAGACATTATCACTAATACCAAACTTATCTCGAATACAAGATAAGAATTCCTTTGAATTCAAAAATGTCATAAGGTCTTCAATAAACTGAGTTTTAAAAGTTTGCATACGATATGCCATACCAAAACCTTCGATCAAACCATGAGCATGAGAAGGTTTTACGCCAGTGCCAGTACTAGCCCATTGAATATAAGCTTGTTCGTCTGTTGTGCAACCAGGAAATGGTTGAGGTTTATATCCTTGATAACGTAGATATTCGATCATTCCTTCAACAGAAGGAAATTCTGGAAACTTAATTTGAGCATTATTAGTGATAATATCTAAATGGTAATCACTCAAAAAATTTTCCAAATAAACAAATCTAAATGGCTCCTCAATAAATGAAGCATCATTGATTTTATCAATTAGATAGTTAAACATATTCTTTGAATATCCCTTCTATAACATCTAGATCTGGAAGTGTACCTAACTCAAACCTAGCATTATCTGTTCCGTATAGTTTATGTATCAATCCAACAGATGCATAATAATCTAAAAACTTCGTGCCATCTCCCCAGAGTTGACATGTATTCGTTGTTGTTACATGAGCAGCTGGGATACCATAGGCATGAGCAGCAATAATCCCATGTAAACTTGTTGACATGATAGTTACACAAGATGAAATTTCCTGTGCCGGATTTACTGGATTATCATCTACTAAATCGATATAGTGCCAACCATTTGTTTTTGCTAATTCCTTTGTATATTTATTCCGATGAGAATAGTGTGGGATAAATCCTACCTCATGTCTTTTTTCTACTGGTGGGATAAACCTTGGCAATAATAAAGCGGGGTCTCCGTAAATCTCAGGACACTCACCACCACATTTTAGAATACGATCGCGAGTGATTGGACCTCTGACAAACCGATAAATGTTAGATCGATCAAGATCTTCATTTTCACGAATACAGCCTGATCCAAGAATAGTAGCTCCATTTTGTGCTAACCTTATAATAGAGCCAGTTGCAAAGAAATTTGCTTGGTCTTGTTTATTGGTGTGTTTGAACTTAATACCATAATGATTTAAAATATTTGCTGTAAGTACATCCCCAAAGTTTTGAGGAACATCACCCCAGTAAAACGTTTTCATTATAAAATTCCTTGATCAACCAATGCTTGATAGTTTTCTATTTTTTCTCTTTTTGGACCTTGTGGTGTAACCTTAGTCCTAATATGAATAAAACCAGCTTTTTCAGGATTTGGCAAGAAAGAACATTGACACCATTTATTGTCTAAGTATTTATCTTTGTCTGCAAGATAGATTGAGCCAAAAACCATAAGTGTATGAAAAATTCCTTCATCTTCATAATGATATGGTTGATTATAATTATTCATCCAATTTTCGTTGCCACCAAGTTGTTTTCTTAGTCTTTGTCTTAACGGTAAATCCATTTTATAGATTGCACCACCCCAGTATGGCTTATCATTACTAGCTAACATTGGATACTGAGAGACAATTCGTTGGTGAAGTCTTTTTTGAACATCACCATATAATCCTATACCATTTTTCTCAAAGACATTTTCGGTCATACCTTTCGGCGCAAACATATCAATATCAAGCATTAAAACATCGTCATATTTATCAAACTCTTCATCAATCATATAAACTTTTTGACAAGGAGAAGTTAAATGTTTTCTAAATGGTTTACCAGTAATTAATCTATATTCAGCACCAACCATTTCAGCGTATGCTTGAATGTTTTCTATAGACAATTTATCTAATGGTCTAAGGTCACCGTCAAAGTGTTGTAAAATAATATTAGACATCTTTTTTCAATACCATATATCCAACATTTGCTTCACCACGTTCAATCACTTTCCATCCTGGATTATTGAAGCAAAAGTCTGTTAAACATTGATCAAGTTCAGTATTTGGTAAACGAGTATCATGCGCAATAATATACTTATTAACTCTTTTACTATGAACACTCAATTCACGTTGCATATGATATGCTTTATGATATGAATCAATAAGTAACATATCAACACTAGGTCCAATAGACTCTAAAGAACCCGAATCCATTTCTTTAATTTTAAAAACAATTTTATTTTCTTTTACGTATTCTTCAGCAAGTGGTTGAAGAAATTTACGATATCTACTCATATCAACATCAATAGCTTCAACGTATTTAAACCCAGCTAATAAAGCACAAGCTAAAGTACCACCTTGATGAGTACCTAACTCTGCATATGTTTTACAATCTGAAGCATATTTCATCAAAGCATCGTGTTGTTCACAATAATCAATTCCATGTGCTTCTTCTTGCTGATCACGAATTGAAATATAAAACTCTTCTAGTGTTTTACAGTGATCTAGTTTCGCGTTAATCATTTACTACTTTCCTTAATCTACTAATATCATAATTATCTGCACCTCGTAGTTGAACGTGTACAAAACAAGGCTGTTCCCTATAATCATTTATAGGTCTATTATCGCCATTCGTGTCTGGCCTAAAAAAGATCTGACTATTCCATTTATAATCCATTAACTGCCAATCAAATTGAGGCAACATTGCATTTAAATAGTTTTGATCTCCCTGATAAAATGGTGGGAGACCAGATCTAGACATTAGATCACAATATTGTTTAAAGTCTTTAAAGCACTGTCTAGCTTTTTCTCTACCTTCTTTAGAATAGAGAACCATACCACTATTAAAAACTCGAGGACGACCAACGCTATCTCGATACAATTCGAAACCATAATTTTTTTGAATGACATCGTACCAACGATTATCATTAGCGTTATTGATACCACCCATGTTGTGTTTAGTTCTTAAACTAGGTTGCATCCATTCTTCGCAGATACCAATCTCTTTATCGAATTCTTCAAAAATGTTTTTATTACAAATATCAACGGGAACTACATCAGTGTCACAAAACAAAATATTATCGTAATCATCAAAAGACAAATCAAAGATCGGCTTAAAGGCACCGTAGTGAGGGTTGTACCTTCCCAAGTTTTTTCTTTGAACTCTGGCTTCTTTTGGCCAAGTTGGGTTTTGTTCGAAGACATATTCAACTCCAATTCTTTTTGAGTATTCTTCCATAAGCTGTACACCAGCAGCATTACCAGTACTTAAATTGCCTTCCCAAAATTGATAAATTAAATTCTTCATTTAAAAGATTCTACTCCACCACCATGAATATCTGGATCATAATCTGGGTTCCTTGGATCTTTTGGTTCAACCCATGTTTTATAATATTGGAAATTTTCTTCTGGATATCCCTGTTCAACAATCCATTTAGTTAAATCAAAATCGGCTAAAATATATAAATCGTTACCAGTTCCACCAACAGCATTTTTAGGCAAAGCTTTTGGAAAACCATAAGCCCAACCAGCCGGAGTTGGATCAATCATAAGATTTTTATCCATTAGTGTGTTCTCCTACCATCAAATACACAAACAAAATAAATCCCATCGTCGTAAGCATATACTCTATGAAACCAACCATCTGGAATCAAAACAAGATCGTTTGGATAAACCTCTTGATCATGGTGTTTACCATTTAAATCAATTAGTTCGATCTTACCACTACCACTAATAAATTGATAAACTTCTTCTTGACCCACATGCGCGTGACCACTTGTACTTTTATTTGGTTTTAGATCTGTGCTACTTACGACTAAATTATTTAGAGTCTTATTATCTATTACCGTATAGCGATCATCTTGTTTAACAATTTCACCACCAATATCATTAATATTTAGTTTCATAGAATATCCTTCCTTAGTTGTTCTATGTTTTCTCCACGATTAGGCAATTTATCTTTAAGGAAAAAATGAACAAAATGCGCTTCTTTTATTCTTGTGCAAGCTGAATATAGAGCATTCCATTTCCAATCCATTTTTTTAATATTCATTTGTTCTTTACGAACCCAATAATTTAATAATGTTTGATCTGTTGACCATTTCCATGGACCCAATCCATCAATAAACATTTTAAATTCTTGTCTCATAATAAAATCATAAGGAGTTTGACCATTTAGATATTTAGCAAAGTTATTCTTATTCAATACCATAAGACCCATATTCATAAATGGAAATCCAGTTTGATCGTTGTACTCCCAATCTATTTTAAGAGAACTATATTGCATTGCAGAGTAATTAAGAATTTTTGCTCTATATTCTGGTGTCATTGGCATACTTGCTTCAACAACTGCTCCAAAATCGTATTCTGCTTCTAATTCAAAAAAGATATCAGGCGCGGTATCGCGAATGTAAATGTCAGCATCAATAATAGCAATTTGGTCATACTTATCAAAGTGCGCAAACGCGTTTTCTTTTTCGTAGATTGGTAAGAATCCACCATGTTTTTCATATGATTCGACTGATCTATTTGTTGTGAATATATCAGGTTTAATACGCAAAAGCGGTTGGGTTTGACAAATATAGTCAGCACCAATCCGCTCCGCGTATTCTTTAACTGATTTTGTGCACCAATCATATAGTCGTGAACGTTTCCCCACGTACACTTGATAAATCAACTGTGCCATTTAGTTTCCTATTTTTTATTTGCCAATGCGTCTGCGCCAAAAAATGCTGATACTAATACTGCAATAGAAGCAAAGTAGGTTGGTGCAATATCTGCAATTAGATTTGCAGCTTTATCTAAACCCAACCAAGAAGTAACAAAGATACCAAGAGGATAGAGTAGCAATCCAATAAGGGAGAACCATGCCATTTTCCTAATAGCATCTCTTTGTGCGTCTTTATCTTCCAATTCTTTTCTTTTAAATTCCAAATGCATCGCCATCTCTTCTGCAGAGATGTGTCCGTCACCATTAGCATCAATACCTTCTACTGCTTTGGCATCGATAGTTTTTGTTTCGTTAGCCATGTGAACTCCTGAAAATTGTTTTGGTTCATAACTAAACTCATTTCAAAAGGTATTCACTCAATCCTTATTATCTATACAAATTTTACTTTGTCAGCCAGATCAATAGCTTGATCAATTGCAGGTATTAGATATTCTTCAAAATCATCTTGATTTGCTTGATATCTAATACCAATACCACCGTGTAATTCCCATTCGGCAATGTTCGATGGTTTATCGTCAATTAAGATATTTGGAGTACCATCAATCTTATTAGTAGCAAATTTGTGTTTACTATTAGTAAAAATCATTTTACTGATTGCTGGTGTAATATTATAATCTTCTAACCAACGACGTTTCCAATAACTACTATTAGCAAAGTCATCTCGAAGTGGAGAAGAACAAATTCCCCAGTCATCACCGGCTGACAGAACATAATTAACTAAACGTGTTGTAGTTTCAAATGGAAGAAGTTGATAAAAGAAATCTGTATTTTTAAGACTTCGAATACTATTTTCAATATCTGGAATTTGCTTCCAATGTTCTACACCATAATAATCTTCAAGACCTTTGAAGAAATCGGCTAGTACGCCGTCCATATCTAAATAAATTGTCATAAATTCTCCTCTATTTCCTAGCCAAAACTTCAGTTACATCAAAAACACTAAAGTATCTTGGCTTTTTCTTTGTATTATCATCTTCATCTTCTTTAAAGAAGACCAATCTTGCACAAGCTTTCAAACCTTTCAGTTTGGTTCCAGGGATTCCAAGATCCCGAACCGCTTGTTTAAAGGTAACTACTGCATCAACACCGATAGCGGCTAAAGTATCTGCATTCATTCCTGAATATTCTCTTTTAGTTACATAATTCATCATTTTTATTTCTCCTCAATTCATTTTATAAGTATATTATACACCTGTTTTTAGCAGATGTAAACAAAAAAATGCACTTAATTTGAAAAAAAGTGCATTTTTATTTTAAAGGAGAATCAATAACTTATATCAATAAGTTACATCAAATGGTATCTTTGAACCTTTGCCATAATCAAAATTTAAACTATCTAGATATTTAGCTAATGGTCTCTTTGATACTAACCCGCCCCGCAGTTCACGAGTTAATCTATTCCATTCCTGATAAACTTTAAAATCTAATAAAGGATATCTTACTTCAAGGTTTTTTTCAAGGTAATATGGACGTGAATCTCTTATAAATTCTGCACACAGTAGCCAGTCTTGAGTACATAAAGCTTCATCAGCACCTAGTCCTGAAAGAATTATTCGACCTTCATTAACATTTGTTGCAACAACTTCATGACCACTTTGTGTTGGTGCCCATAAACTAATAACATCAACCTTTGCATCAGTATAATTTTGAACGTATTTGACTCGTTGGGCCAATCTAGGTTTATTTTCTTTTGCTGTTACACTTAAAACATCAAAGTCTAAATTTAATTTAATTGCTGCTGCAACAATTGCTCCACTATCATGACCAGAACTCATTGTAATGACTGGGCGATCTGTGCATCTAAGCTTTACTGCTTCTTCAATTGCTAAAAAGAAAGCATCATAATCATGTCTTTCTGTGAGGCCTTTTGGTGGAGCATATCCACATAGATTAGACGTGACAAAGTTTTCTCGGCAATAAGTAATTGCATTGTTTTCTACTACAATAGTAGAATTTCTGGGTAACACTAGAGGAGATTGTGTACCGGCCCAATCTGTAATATAGATTGTTTTAGGACCATCTTGAATTACAACCGTATAATCACCCTTTAAATAATGATGAGTATGTAGTCTTTCAGTCTCATAAATTCCTTTGATATTTTCTACAGGACAAAAGCCATAGACTTTGACTCTAATAGCATTACCAGATTCTCGTTTAAATTTTTCGAATGTATCTATCATTGATTAGTAAAATTTGGCCAAAGTTGCGCAAACTGTTTTCCACAATCGGGATCTTCAAAAAAGAATGTATGTTCATATACATTCGTATATGTATCCATACTCCATTGGTGCCGTTCTAAGTTTTTTCGACACCAGTCCTTTCCTTGCCAATCTAAATCACTATGAAGCCTAACACTATATGCATTTGGCTTCCAGCGTTGTTTATACTCAAAGATTTCAAGAGGACTCATATCAACCATGGAACATTTTTCTACGATTATATTCATCACGAGTTTCGATCATCTTTTCAATCCAATTATCACGTGTTTCTTTGTACATAACTGGATGGAAGTCATCTACATCCATAACAATACGTGTTTGGTTAATTGGCATGCCAGTACGTTCTTCCCACATAACTGCGTACGCAGCCAATTGCATAAAGTAATTACTGATATTTTCTTTTTTCTTTGGACGCTTAGATGTTTTCCAATCAACAATGGTAGGGACACCATCCCATTCAACAATAGCATCACAGGTACCAGCTAATTGTAGATGGTCACTATAAAGTGGTACTTCTTGACCATACACTTTAGTGATATGCTTATCAAGCAATGGTCTAAGATTTTCTAGAGATTGTATAACATGTGGAAGGAATCCTTCTCTACAATCAGATTCATTGTTCATATATTTTTCAATAAGACTATGAACTTGTGTACCACGTGTAGATGCGATACGACCAATACGATTGGCTTCTTCTTCACCAACACGTGCTCTCCATTTAGCAATACTTTCTTCACCAAGGATACTAAGCACTGTAGTTACAGATGGATATGCTTTACCATCTAGAGTCTGGTATCTACGTCCATCAGGAGAGTCTACCCGTTCTAGAGTTTCATAGCCCATATCGATCTTTTCATGTATAAATTGCATAGTATGTCCTTTTCATTTTAATATAGTATATTATACCACAGTTTTCTGTGAATGTAAACAACTATTTTAGTCCCATCATCTCTTTTGTCATAATATAATCACGAACAATACCAGATCTAACAATATCATCCCAACCAAATTGAATAGTGCTAAAGTGTGTCATTCTTTCTACAATGTTGAGAAACTTCATAATTCCTAGTTTGTCTGATTCTCTTTCAAAATCTGATTGAAGATAATCACCAGCAAAAATAATTTTACAATTTTCGCCGATACGTGTCATAACAGAATCAAGCTCATGGAAGTTTAAGTTTTGCATTTCATCGACAATGATAACAGCACGATTCATTGTTTGACCACGAATAAAGGATGTTGTCTCAAAGGTTACCTGTTTAGCATTTGTTAATTTTTGCCAAGCTGCTTTATCTTCAAATAATTCAGTACAAATAGCTTTATAAGGTGCTTCAAATACTGCAGTTTTTTCTTCTAGTTTTCCTGGAAGAAAACCAATTTCTCGTACCGGTACTACGGATCGAACAATAATTACTTGATCATATGATCCACTACGCTCTAAAACCGTTTCCATTGCTAGTGCCATAGCAAGATATGTTTTGCCCGTACCGGCAGATCCAGTAAGTACTAAGTTTTCACCATCATCCCATAGACTACATGCTTTCTTTTGATTTTCAGTAATTGGTTCAAATTCAATTAAATCATCATATTTAACTTTACTAGAGCTACTCATTATTTTATTCCTTGAGAAAGATAGTCAACAACATTTACTTTAGGTTCCCACCCAAGCTCTTTTAGTTTGGAATTATCTGCAGTATTATCTGGTGATTCACAGTGATCACCTGAACGAATATCTACTCCAGGATAACGAATTCTTGCTAAAGAAGATACAATATTACCGATACCTGTACCAATATCATAAGCATCTGTTAAACTAGTTTCAGGAAATAAGTGTGGATCGGTCATCTTTAGCATAATAAGCTCAATAGCATTTAATACATCACTAACATGAATAAAATCTCGAATATGGTTTGTCGCATATTGGATTTCATTTCTCATTAGTTTCCCAATAAACATTGATTCACGAGCACCTTCACCATAAACAGTAGTGAATCTTAATGCAACTTGTCCAGGAAATGCTGTCTCTTCATTTACTTTTTTACTTGTTCCATATGGAGATTTAGCCCATGAATGAATACAAGATGATGAAGCATATAATAAAGGTACACGATTAAAATAACATTGCCGTTGAATTTTTGTAGTAGGCTCTACGTTGTTTTTCCAATATTCATCAGGAAATTGAATGCTTCTTCTAACATCTGCATTAGCTGCTAAATGAATAACAAAATCAGTATTGGGTTCTAGTTTAAAGTCTTGGATATCTAATCCGATTTTTCTATCCCATGCAATAACTTCATTACCTTCAGCCTTTAATTTTTCTTTTAAGTGGCCACCAATAAATCCACTAGATCCAGTAATTATGATTTTCATTATTAATCCTGTGTGTTAAGTTGTTTCCAAGCTTTTGGGGATATATCTTGAAATTTAGTTGTATTAAGGGAATCATACCATTCAATATATTTTATAATCTTTTTTGTTTCATATGTAGTATTCTGCTCATGACCTAAAAATACTTCATACTTTTCATACTTATCCATATCTTCATAAAGAATGTTTTGTTCGTTCCACAAATCTTGTCTAAATTGTCTAGGTGTAGATAAACAAGATATATATTGATTAGCAGCAATCCCAATTCTTCTTACTTGATATTGATCGAATTGTGTTAACCATTCAGACAATTCACCAAGATGTTCCATATTAGCTAAAGTAATTGTTGTATGGTTTCTCATTTTTATATTTGAATTTGCACGTGCAAATTCATTCCATAAACTAATTACTTCTTGAATATCTTTCCAAGTCCCGCCATTTCTTCCCCATTCGTTAACTTGGCCAACTCCATCAATAGATGTTTCGGGTTCAACAGCTTTAAACTTTTTAAATAGTTCTGTAAATTTGTGAGGAAAGACTGTAGCATTTGTATTGAATTTTAATTTGATATTACTTACATCACGATCAGTAAACCACTCTAAGAACTTAAGAGTCACCTTACTATACATAGGTTCTCCACCCATTAATCTAATAGTATGAAGTCTAGATAAATCGCTGTTCTCCATTAATCGAATGACATTATCATATATTGGAGATTGAATATTATATTCACTAAAGTCATGATACGGATCTAAAAAGTCTTTGTTCTCTTTATAAATTTTATTCCATCTAGAGCTATATGTTGGATTGCACATAACACAATTCATATTACAGATATTATCAAATCCAACTTCTAAAGATTGAATGGTATTACCGGTAGGAACAATAAACTTATTCATTCCATCAATAACGCACTTTCTTCCAAAAGACGTATCGCGGTGGCACGCTCTACACCCACTAGGCCACTGCTCTGTCGGAGTCTTAATTACCCCTTGAAAGTGATCAAGAATTTGTTCAAAGTTTTGAAAGTCGTCAATGACTGGAGAATAGTCTTCCCAACGGCAACATGGTTTAGATGTACCATTTGGCTTAATGGTAACATAGCCATGTTTAGCTGTACAGTCAAACATTCTACCAGGAATTTGAGGATAGCTATTCACGTTTTAATAGTACTTTTGCGGCCAGCATTTTTATGGATTCGCTTTAAGTGATCTTGCCATTCGTGACCAGCCTTTGTAATAGTCATACCGTGTTGAGTAATCATTCCAGGAAATCCTGTAATTAATTGAATATAGTTTGGATGCTTTTCTTTATAACTATCCAACTCAGATATTCGCATAGTAATTTCTATTTCTTCATCTGTGTCTTTATTACGAAATTTATACGTTGGCATTAAACCACTCCGGGATATCTCTTTTAGTCCATTTCATAGGAAATCGATCTTGTTTTGTTTGATAATATTCACGATAAGATCTGACTGGATCATTTTCATGTATACATTCTGGATTTGCTTGCATAGCTAATTTAAAATCAGTCATCGGTCCTTCTTTAATATTCCGTGGTAGTTCCATAAGATATGGAAGTAATTCCATTGACTTATGAACTTTCCCATACCGATATGTATACTCGTCAAGTAGTGTTACAAAATGAACCAAATGCCAACCATAGTTGGTACTTGATTGCATAGTCCAAACTGTACAGGGATGGCCGCGGTGAACGGCTGTATAAAGTACTTTTTCTTTTTCTCCTCGCAACAACCAGTATTTTTGCATAGTCTTTCCAGACTTAGAAGGCTTAATTATTTCAATACCATCGAGGATACGGTGAGCAGTAGAAAGCATTTGTCCAGATTCAACAATCATCTTAACCACGTGTTTATCACATTGAAGACGTGCTGCTGTTTCTGGATTTTTGTCAAGTATAAAAAGATTCATAATAAAAAACCCCTAGATGCGTTAATTAATATAATATTATACCACACATCTAGGGGTCTGTACATAACTTTATGCGGCTACCTCTGCTATTTTTTTATCAATGAAATCTAACTTTTCCATGATCTTATTAAATCTATCTGTTGCTCCTCGCTTTTTAAGTTTTATTGCATAGTTCTCGCATTGTGCATAATCTTCTTTTAGTCTAGCAAGTTGAATAGCGGTCATGTGTAAGGTTTCTCCATTAGTCTTGTAATAGGTTAGGAAATGCCTCCTCAATAATAGCTCTTGTAATATACTTTGGCTTTTCCTTGTTGATCATAGATATAACTAGAATAGCATCTTTTGGATCAATGCTTTCAATCAAACTGATGAACATACTTTCGCGCTTGATGGTTTGCAGGCGATCGCCTACTCCACCCTTTACAAAGTATTTTAAATCTACGTTTTTTCTATTAAATGTTGATGGCGTATTATGTGCTTCACACGCTACATATGGTGGAGCACCCGCTGGTAGATTCCACTGAATAGTAGAATCAAATGTTCCGCGTAAATAATCAGCTACTGCTGCGTAATTGTGATCTTTTAAGACTTTTATTTTATCAGCCTTTGTTTTTTGTTTTTCAACAAGTTCCATAACTTCATGGATCAATTTTTGTCTCATAATATCCTCTTAATTTTATTTATAACTTCAAATGTTTTGAATGAATTTTACATCCAATAAATTCGTTATAATATTCATCTGATAATAATACATCAAATTCGAATTGCATTTTAGCTTCAAAATAAGACATTTCACCTTTTGTTTTACAGAGTCTTATAATTTCTCTTTGAAATTCTGCTCCTGATTCCTTTAACTGTTGGACAACTTCTGATGATCCATAATAAGTTAACCAATCCGATGGAACTCGAGTTCGAACTCTTCTTTTACGAGTTTTAGTAACTGGTAATGTTTTTGGTCTCCAAAAGTTCTTTTTACCAATATATTTTTTACCACTACCTAATTCAGTAATACAGTAAACAAATCCCTGATAATCTTCTGGTGTTTCCGCGTATTCTTTGTTTTCATATATCCACATACTATTATGTATACAGATTATAACTTGTTATAACTTGATAAAATAATTTGCTGTGTTACCACAATCTTCTTTATGAAAAACATTTACTTTATCACCAGCCCAATCAATATAATTCCCCCATTCAGCATAAGAAGATCTAACAATTGATACAATTAAATGGTCAGAATATTTTTTACAGGATGTAATAAATCTATGAACTTGTTCGTAATCACTATTAAATTCAAAGGGAACATATCTTAAGAACATAATATAGTCATACCGTTTAAACTCTGGTTGATGTAGTACCAATTCATCACCAAATAAGCCACAGCCAAAATTTAATGGTGTTTTAATATATTCTCTAAAATAATCAAATACAAGAAATGTTTCTTTAATATCGGTACATTCAATATTAAATCCCTCTGCACGAGCCTGGTATTCTAAAAAATTAATACCAGACCCGACATTGAGATATGTTTTATCTTTTTCTAAAAACGTGATAAACTCTCGATTATAGTTAATAATATTTTTTAATGATGTAGTATTACAATATTGTACTGCTGGAATTGTTTCTTCAGGAATAACATCTTTAAAGTTTTCACCTAAATCTCCAGTAAGTCTGTTTGTAAATAGCTTTTGTAATACACCTATTAAATATTGAGAATAAGATGTTGAAAGCTCATTCAAGTCATAATCACCTAATTTCATTTAACACCCATCTAAATCAGTTTCATCGTCGAAATCTAATGGTTCTCTAAGAGTATCAGCGTCTGCTCTTCGTCCACAATTTGGACAATATTCTGGTTCTTGATCCATAACAAGAATACTAGATTCTTCGCATTCTTGACATTCGATACGGTATTCCACTAAGCAGCCTCCACAGTTTCTGTTTGATCCCAGCCCCAATCACCTTCCATACCAACAACAGAGTATTCAGTCACACGCTTTTCAAAGAAATTATCGTGTGATGCTCCATTTAAAACCCAATCAAGCCAAGGCAATGGATTATCTTTTTGGTTAAATTTTGGTTTCATTCCAAGTTGAAGAAGACGTCTATCAGCAATATGTCTAATATAAGTTTTGACTTCTTCTTTAGTTAACCCTTGAATTTCACCTTCAGCATATGCAAGATCAATAAATCTATCTTCTAACTTTACTGCGTCTTTAGCCATTTGATAAATTTTAGATTTTAATTCATCATTTACAATTCTTGGGTGTTCATCACAGAATGTACGGAATAACTTTGCATTTCCTTGAACATGCATAGACTCATCACGAATAGACCATTCAACAATAGTGCCCATTCCTTTCATTTTGCCAAACCGTTGGAAGTTCAACAACATAACGAATGATGCAAAGAGTGACATTCCTTCGTTAAAGACTGACTGAGCTAATGCAAGGGCAAGACCAGTATGAGAACCAGTGTCACCATTAGACATAAAGTCAATCTTATCAGCCATTTCTTTATATTCTAGAAATGCGTGAAATTCTTCATCTGGTAATCCAAGAGTATCATTTAATAATGCGTAAGCTCTTTGGTGTACACCTTCACGTGAAGCAAAGGAACCCAACATATTACGAATTTCATTATTTTTAAATTTTGGGATCAATAGTTCAAAATAGTTTTCTCCAACCTGAACATCAGATTGAGTAAATAGTCTAAGAACTTGAGTAATAAACTCTTTCTCTTGATCACTTAGTTTAGTTCTCCAATCTTGAATATCTTCAGAGAGTTCAGCTTCATCTTCGATCCAATGAATTTCTTCATGTTTCTTTGTAAGCTCAACAGCCCATGGATACAAGAATGGTTTATATGTTTTTGATATTTCTAATAGTGGCATATTATCCCTCGCATGCTCGGCATTCGCTGCCTTCTTCGATTGTTATTGGTTGTTCTAAAAAGGTCATCAATTCGTCATATCCACCAACGTATTGACCATTTACGTAAATCTGTGGTACCGTTTTCACATCACGGCCAGTAACTTCCTTGGCAGTTTTACCTATTTCTTCTAGGTCAATATAATCATATGGCATACCATGTAAACTTAATTCTTCTTTTGCTGCAGTACAGAATGGACAATTTGCTTTACCATAGACAACAGTTCTCATGTCGCCTTGTAAGGCCACTCTTTCGACCTTTTCTGATACATTCTCAGCACGAGATTTTGCTTCTGTACGAAGGTAATATAATCCCTTAAGCTTTTCTTTCCATGCTTTGATGTGTACCTTATTAACGTAAGATTTTTCTGCACCGGCGGGGAAGAACAAATTAACCGACTGGCCTTGGCAGATAAACGATTGTCGATCTGCCGCATGCTGTATGACCCAAGTCTGATCAAGTTCCTGCGCAGTCTTAAATATCGCTTTTTCGCCTTCGGTGAGCTCGGGCAAGTGTTGAACTGATCCCTTATTAGTAATAATAGATGTCCATGTCGCATCATTGTTTATAGCGTGTCTTGTTAAAATATCGTCAAGATATTTATTTTTAACTAAAAAAGATCCTGCTCTTGTTCTATGCGTATAAGCATTAGCTTTTGATGGTTCAATAGAAGGACTAGTAGATAAAATGATACCACTTGATGCATTTGGAGCAATAGCCATAAGATGAGCATTTCTTCGACCTGTACCAATTCCATCTGGATATTCTCCTCTTTCTACAGCCAATCTGATCGTTTGCGCGATCGCTCGTTCTTTGATTGTGGAAAATACGACAATATTAATCTCTTGAGCCTTTTCACTTTCCCAAGCAACCCCGTGTCGTTGTAATAATGAGTGGAAGCCCATCGCTCCCAGACCAATTGATCTTTCACGTTCAGCCGAATATTTTGCACGGCTGATCTCATCTGGAGCGTTTTCGATAAAATATTCGAGTACATTGTCAAGCATAGTAACGATATCTTCGACAATTTTGGTATTCTTCCACTCATCGTAATACTCAAGATTGAGAGATGAAAGGCAACAAACCGCAGTACGGTCAGCATTGGTAGGCAAATGAATTTCATTACAAAGATTTGAACCATGAATTTTTAATCCTAAGTCTTTTAGGTTTTGTGGTAAATCATTATTTGCTGTATCAATAAAATTCAAATATGGTTCACCTGTTCTGAAACGCACTTCAATAATGCGTTCCCACAATTTTCTTGCATTAATAGTTTCTGATACTTTACCTGATGATGGATCTTTTAACTCCCAATCTAGGCCGGACATTACAGCCTCCATAAATGCATCAGAAATATTAATTGCATTATGAAGATTTAGTGCTTTACGTTGAACGTCACCAGTTGGAATTCTCATATTCAAAAATTCTACAATATCAGGATGAGATACATCCATATATGCTGCATAGCTACCTTTACGTGTCTTACCTTGACGGTAAGCAATCATATCAGCATCGACAGTATGTAGGAAAGGGATAGGACCTGGAGCTTTATCAGACACTGTGCGCACAGAAGACCAATGTCCGCCGACACCACCACCGAGAACAGAAAGCCAACGAAGCTCAGAAGAATGGCTAATGAGACCTTCCAAACTATCTGGGACATAAGTAAGAAAGCACGAGATTGGAAGGCCTTTGTCGTTTGCTACTCCGTTTGGAGCATTCGATAAGACTGGGGAAGCAAACATAAACCACTTATTACTGACATAATCGTAAAGACGTGCAGCGAGGTCAGCATCCATTTCTCCTTTAAAGGTTGACCATGCTTTTGCAGCTCGCAAAAACGCTTCTTGTGGAGATTTCTCATGACTGCGCATATAGAAATCTTTCAACATTCCTATAGCATAATCGGCTAATAAATTGTCCTTATTTTTTTGTATTTTCAAAGTCATCTCTGCCCTACCTCAATTAAAGATATATTATACAACATTTTGTTGCATATGTAAACTACTTATTTTGCTTGTTTTTGATCAGGCTGAGGAGTAACAGCTTTTTCGTAATAAACAATGATTTCTGTTTGTTGATTCAAGTATCTACGAATATCAGCAATATTTAAAGCTAAATTTTCATAATCTCTCATTGCTAAAGCAACAAACACTAGTTCACCATTAATATCGGTAAACTCTTTTACGAATTGGTCGTAATTGTCTTTAGTGACAACAAAAACTCTTGTATCAGTTAGGCTTAGTGGCTTCGGACGGGCTATCAATGGGACTTGGGTTTTTTCCACCTTCGTCACTACTTTGATTTCCGGCTCCTGTGGGAATAGACTGCAGCCATTCAGGGATAGGAGGACTATTGGTATTACCAGTATCTTCCATAAAACTGCGCCATAAGTTTGCTGTAGCACCATTCATTTTTCCTTCTAATACCTTTGAATCTTTTAATGCTAATACAACAAGATTCAATTTGCTCAATTTAGATCTTAATTCATCACCATAAGATTCCGCTTTTTGTAATGCAACCGAAAGCTTTTGGTTTAATTCAGAAAATTTTGCCATATCTTCTTGTAAAGAATCAATAGAAGCTTGGCTAGTTTCTAACGCAATTTCAAGTTTAGCATTATTTTCAGTTAGTATTTTAATTCTTTCTTGAGTATTATTATAATACCAAAAAGCACCGGCGCCAATAGAGCCCAATACTCCTAGAATAATGAGAATTAAATATAGTCTAGCCATCTGAATCTTGAACGTATTTTCTGAATCTTTTAAGGAGAACTGGAACTTTATCTTTACGCCGACGTTTGTCTGTAACATCAGTCATTGTAACTTTAGGTCCCATAGCGGTATCAGCTGGATTTGGAATTGCGGCAGTTGTAACTGTTTCGACAGTTGGAATTTTTTTTGTCATTTTACAATCTCATTAGCTGAAATATAAATGGTTTGATTTGTTTTAATATGTGTCGCTTCATATATGCTAATACCAAAGATATCTCCAATAGGATAACAATCTTCTTTAATTCTTATTTGATCTTTGGCATAAACCATTTGTTCAAAAGTAGAATTTAGAATTTTATTTTCCTTAATCTTATATATACCTGGAGACAATTGAAGATCGTTTAAAATGAACCATTCTGATTGTTCTAATAAAATTTCATCTAGTCTAATGTCGTGTTCTGACAAGATTTTAGCCAATTTATTGTCACTAATTCCATATTGTTCTTTAATGAGATACAAAGCAGCTGCAAAGGACCCGAGTTTTGATCCGCCACCAGGGATTTTGGCGAGCATCCGTTTAATATTAGCACACAAGCGAATAAAAGGAGTATATGCAGATTTTTTTTCGTCATTGTCTAGTTTAACCGATTTAATACGTTGACCATTTTCATCAATTAAGCCAGTTTTAAATGCATCCCAATCTTTCCAATCAGTTGCTAACATCTTAACAAATCTAAATGCATAGACTAAATCTGCACCACGTTTAATAATACCCATTAGATTTTCCTTAATACATTTACGACAGTTTGATCCATAACAATACCAGTATATTCATCGTCTTTTATATATCTTAGATAAACTAAAAAAGGTTTAATTACGGGCCAATGTTTATCATCTAATTTTAGATCTAAAATAGATAAGGCGGCTGGTATAGTAAAAGAATTGCATACCACAATTAAATGATTGAGTATTAATCTTTCAGCCAGCTCGCCTTGATCTATATAACGATTAAGCAATCGCTTAATATATTTAAATCTTTTTATATCTTCATAAAATTCATCAATATCAGTAAACTGCGGTTTATAATAGTTTTTAGCAGCGAAAAGAAATAAATTCTCTTCAGTAAGTTCATTAAATATCATCATGTAATTATGTATATGAAATACTACCGCCCGTAGCGACGAATTTTAGTTTTTTTAGCGGCCGGCTTTGGTGCTACGTCAACTGGCTCATCAATCGGCATTAGTGTGTGGTCAATAAGCAATTCTTCTGTTGGCTCTACTGGTACTTCAATAGTAGGTTCAGCTTCTGTTAATAATTGAGGAGCTGGAGCAGCTACTGGAGCAGCACCAAAGTATTCATCAAGTTGTGCTTGAGAAATCTTTTGTGCTTTTAAAAGTTCGCCTTTAGATGATACCCAACCACGAAGTGTTGGTGTTGCGTTTTTAGGTCCTTTAATCGCCATCTTTTTGATCCTTCTTTTGGTACATTGAATTATATGCATTGTTAACGCTAGAAAGCATTGAGCTAAATGATGCTGCTTCTTTTACTTTTGCTTGTGGGTTAACAATCTTTTTGTCACCAGTATCTTGATCATTTGATCTAGCAGGAGCCTTTTTAGTAATTCTACCAGCCTTTGTTGCATCGTCATGTCCTTTGTCTTCAAGGTCATGATATTCACCAGTATCTTTATTATCATCACGCATTTTCTTGGCGCCAGGAGAATCTTTAGAATCCATCTTTTCAGCTTCAGTGCCAGAATCTGCAGGCTGTTTTTTAGCTTCAAAAACAGACATTAGTTTTTGTCTAAAGGAAAGTACACCCTCGGTTGTGGCTGTTTTCTTTTCTTCTTTTTTAGGATTCATGACTGCGATTTCTTTGTCTTTGCCAGTCTTTTTAGGCTCATCTTCTTTTGCAGTATTTGAAATTGCTTTTCTTCTTTTTAAAAGATACTTGTCAGACTTATCAACGTCGCCATCGTTATCAACGTCGCCATCTTCTTGCCCAACAGCATCCAATTTTTTTGCTTCTTCTAAAGACATTTTTTTCTCCGTCTTAAAAAATATTAAACCATGCATCGGCAATATAACCGGCGACAGCCAACAGTAAACCATATGCTATTCTATTTATAATATCTACGGTTCTATTATTTTGTTCTACTTTACGCTCAATACAATCTAATTTTGTTTGAATTTTGCCAATTCTAGAATACATTTCTTCATGATCAGCTTGCAAATTCACAATACGCTCTTCCGCACGAGCTAATGATATCATTGCTTCGGTTAGTTTATCTAGTTTTTCTTCGATACGATCAAGTCGTTGTGAATTACTGTCAGCCATTGAATTATCTACCCTGTCCTCTATACTTTTTAAAGCTTCTTCTTTTATGTTTATTCATGCCTTGTAGAGTAATAGAGGTATTTCTTCCACCAATACTAGTCTTTTTAATAACGGGCTCATGAATAGCCTTATTCATTAGTGATGCTTTTACTTTAGCCATTATGTTTCTCAATCTTAATTACTAAGTTATCATGTCCTTTAAGTAACCTATGGTATTCACCTTTAGGTATCTCAAATTTCATATGTTCCTTTAAAAGAAAAGGTAAACAATTTTCAAATTGTAATTGCCAACCTTCACCTTCTAATACTTCTATAATTCGATCTTCTTTATCTCTGTGCCAAACATAATCTTCGCTTGGTTTAGTTACATCAAAAGTTCGAACATTCCCATCATCTATATATGGGTTACCAGAAATAACTTCCGCCACCACTCAATCCTAACTGCTTTGCATAACGAGGTAATCTACATGACCAGTAACCTGGCTTTGTTTTATCAGTCTTATTCGCGCAATCATGTCTTGCAGCAAATGAAGCTCTTGCTTCTGGGTCGTTAATCTTTGAAGAAAGGCCACCCTTTTCATCTCCAAAATTAACCTTTACTACGTTGCCCTTTGCATTTTTAACATAGACAACATATTTTTTTGGACCACCAGATCTTTTTGGAGAGTTTAATTCTGGACCTTCTGATGCTTCAAGCATTGGTGTCTCTAAAGGAACATGTGTTCCTTCGTATAATCCAAATACAAAATCTCTAAACTTATCCAAACTCATGCCCCGCTACTCTTTTCATTTGTTTATTGAACTCTGCCTGTGATGGCTTTTGTTTATATAGTTTAATAGAAATCTCAGGACGATCTTTACCTTTGATACGCCAGTTATAGCCTTTTTCTTTATGCTCAGGCTTAGTAGTCTTTACAACTCTACGGTCATAACCTGCTTCCCAAGTTTCAGATCCTTCTCGAATTTCTCTAAGCTTTTTCATTACTCAGTATCTCTTAAAGCTCTTAATGCTTCAGCAATAGATCTTAATGCATGATTAATTCTTTTTTGCTTTTCAGGAGAATTTGCAAATGTTTCTTTGGCTACACCAATTAACTTAGCAGCTTCACCCAATTTATCTTTAGCCAAATTGACAGACATTAGTTTTCCCTTTTCCAAATAGTCCATGCTCCATATCCAATAGCGGCATAAGCTACTAGACTAGCAATCGGTTTAAAAATTAAAAATGCAATTCCTGCAGCAACTAATACTGCACCGTCTAATGTGGTGCGTTCGTTTAGTCTAGACGTAATCCATTTTTTAATCATCGTCTTCCTCATCTTCATCGTCGTCATCTTCATCGCCATGATCAATATTAGAATAGAGAGATTGCATTTCAGAATGTGCTTTAGTTAATTTATTCTGCATCCATTCTGGAAATTCTCCACCTTCTTCGATATGTTCTGCAATTTCATCTGCAGCATGCATGATGAAATCTAATTGCTTTTCTGCCATTGAAGCTTCATCTGGAGATGCAGCGTCATTTTCTTCTCTAATTACACTTAAAGATTTCATTTCTTTTTCCTTTGAGCTTCACGCTCTTTAGCCATCATTTGGCGAATTTTAGAAATCTTATCTGCTTCGCCTGGTTTTAATATTGACTTATCACTATCTGATTGTTGCTTCTTCATTGTTGCAGAATATGCTTGAGTCGACTCAGAAGTTTGCAAATCATCATCTTCCATATCACCTAAAGCAAGATCGCGGTACCGCTTTTTAACTTCAGCTCTAGTCATGCGTTCAACATCAGTAATCATTGATGGCTGTTTAACAATTTTACGAAGCTGTGATTTAACATCGCCTGGTGATCTACCAATCATAACAATATCTGGTAAACCTGATACTGATACTTTAAAGAACATTCCACCTGCTGCTTCATCCAATTCAACTTCTTCACTACATGATTTTTGAGCTTGAATTGGTTTTTTCTTTTGCTTATCAGCCATTTTTTGAGCAGCTGATCTAGCAAGATGTCTAGCTACGTTTGATGGCTTAATGGTATTACCAAATCTATCTTTACGTGGCTCACCAGCTTTTTTATATGGACCAGCAAAAGGAGGATTATCACCTTCGAAGGTGAAAATATTATAACCTTCATGCATATCAACATTGGTGGACTCTTTATGTACTCTATAGTCCTTGCCCATTTTAGTAGCATGCGCAGTGGCTTTCTTCAGATCACCACCGAAAGATTTTGCTGGGCCATCCTTTTTATTGCCGATATATTTTTGAACTACATAATTCTCTTCAATAGATATTTCGTTGACTTCCACAGATTCATTAGGTGCATATGCCATAGGCTTGCCAGTTTTTGAATTCCTAATTCTATCTTTTACTGCTCCTCTATGAGTCAGAGTGATCTTGCCTTTGACACCTTTCTTTCTTAAGATCTCCATTGCATGATCTTCGTCTTTGGCATGTACGTTTCCACTTATACTTCTATGACCTACACGATAAATCTGCATTTCGTCAACCTGAGTTGCTTCCATAGACTTGACTTTTTTACGTGTACCAATTTTTCTAGTATCACCTTTATCCATCATGCCATGCATATCTTTACCTGGATCATCTTTACCATGGTAACCTTGGGCTTTTCCAGGAGCAAGCTTCTTTACACTGCCACCTTTAGCTTTAAAGGCTGCAACTTGTTTTGCTAACTCAGCTTTCTGTTTAGGAGTCATTGCCTCTTTAACATCTTCTTTATTACTGCCACGCTTTGCATCCATGTAAGCGGCAATTGCCATTTTGCGGCGCTCATCTTCTGATTTTCCTTTAAATTGTGGCGCGTCAGAATTTTCAAAATCTGAAATCCACGCTTTCATTCCGTCTGATACTTTTAATGGCATTTTTTTATCCTCTTACTTTAGCTGCAAGGTCTTTATCTGCCTTGCCCCACGTTCCTGATGATTTTGTTACAAATGAATTGACTCGAGCCATGCCCCATTGTTGTGGAGTGGTTCCTGGACGATGACCTGATTTCCATGCTGCCATTCCTCTATCATAGACTTTTTTCAAAATAGCATATGGCATGCCAGATTTAGCAGCTTTATTTTTAAGTCCTTCTTTCGCGGATTCTTCTAAATATTCTTTAAAATTAATCATCGCCAAATATATCCCTGAATTTTTTAGTATGTTTACTTGTTTTAGTTTTAGCTGTAGCATCGCCTGGAGCTGGTTTATATGCAGCTGGATCATCGTCATCCATTTTAGCTTGTTTATTAAATTGCGCTTTACGTTTGGCTTGAGTAGATTTACTTAAACCACTATGATATACTTTCTTTTCAACCATTAGGTTTTCATAACCTGGAGCTTGATATGGAGCATTAACATATGAATCTCTACGCATGTCATCTGGATTTACTTTATCAACACCGTCTAACCATTTGCGCCATCTTTCACCCTTGGATTCTACAATAAGATAATTAGCTCCAAGATATTCGATAGTAGCTACAATGCCATTTTCTTTAATAACAACTTCTTCACCAACACTGAATAAATTATCGCGCATATACGATTCGCGAATTTCAGAAACAGGCTCAAGTTGAATGTGATTTTTAAAGTTGTTTTGTTCTTTAAGACCAATACCTTTTCTTACAGCATTATATACAGCTTTTGTATCTGCTGTAGAAAGCTTTTTAGGCATATATTGCGCGAATGTAGTGAAATCGCCATTTTCAGCAAAGCCTCTTAGTTTTGTACCTGAAACACCTTCAACACCCTTTGAATCTGGATCTCTGTTACCAGCATTAAGTACTGAAATATTTTCAAAGTTATAAAAGCCATGCTTACTCTTTACACCATTATACTTATTCAGTAAAATATCGTATTCTCGTATTCTATCTGAGCCAGCACAAATAACAACCTTTTTGAAACCTTCTTTATGAAAAATTGTCATAAGATTAAGAAGTGTGCTAGCACCTTTATCTAACATAATTTGGCGAGCATATTGTGGAAAACCTTTACGTGCAAACTTTACTTTTTGCACGAATGGAATAGGATTCTTTTTGTCGTCTTCTGATTGAGTAAGATAAATTCTAAATGGATTATTGCCAGCTTTTTGCTTAAGAAAGTCTAATAATTTCTCATGGCCAGCCGTTGGTGGATTCATACGACCCCACACAAAATAAAGAGTTTTCTCTTCTTCAATTAAATATGATTTGAATGAACTGATCATCGTTTTCTAGCAATCTCCGCGCGCCGTTTCTTTGGCATTAAGCGGCGTTGCATAATAGCAATACGTTGTTGCCAACCACCTTGCTTTAAACGCTTTTCAATTTGTTTCTTTTTAGCTACTGAGACTTCAGATTTTTTATTACCTGAGCCAGCCAATTTGTCTGCAAATGTTGCTCGAGCTGCTCTGCGAGATCTACCCTTTAAAACCTTAGTAGATGCTAGCCTTCTCATGGCTCTTTTCTTTGCCATGGCCAAGCGAGTCTTACGCCGTTTTGCTGATCGTGCTAATTTACGACGACCTTGAATAGAGAGTTCTTCGCTGACATCATCTTTATTGTCAACACGGTTCTCTATAATGAATTTTTTAAATGACATTGATGCCATTTTATATTCTCCCTGGTTTATCCCATTTAATATATTTATCGGCCAGTTTTATCCCAGCCTTTCAAAACGTCGGGTGAAAAGTTAGCATAGGAAAATTCCATCCTATCAACAATTTTCACCGCATCACCACCAAGTTTATCGATTGCTACATAACCTTCTGGATCTGTTGTACGATAACCTTTTTTAGTTTTAAGAAAAGTACTAACAGTACTCAACTTATTTAATCTATTTATAAGAATTAGTTTAGCTAAAACAAGTTCTCTTTGCAATTCAAACATATTTTCTAGTGATTTTTTATTTGAATCAGAAAAGAAAGTAAGTAATGCATCTAACTGTTTTTGTTGAGCAGACTTTCCTTTTTCTGTTTTACGTTTATCAATTTCTTTTTGGTATTTTTGTTTAATAAATTGAATAAGAGATTGTGTTCTTTTATTTGCAGGTGGTGGTACTTCACCTTTCCGCACAAACGAATTAGCATGAGTTTCAATATGTCTTGCTAGCGTTTCGTTTGCTTCTAATGTTTTAAGAGTTGAACCTGCAATTTTATTAAAAAGAAATCCAGCATTTTTTAGATGGCTATTTACTTCATTTGTTTCTTTTTCACTCATTGTCAGATTAGTCATGTCTCTTAGCATAGCATCTTGAGACCAAACGTTTGGTGACTTATTTAACTTTGCAACATTAACACCATAACCCGCTTTCATCGTTTCAAATGTTTTTCCAGTATACGTTGTATGCCAGACAATTCCGATTTTAGCACTTTTAATTGCTTTAGCTGCTTCCGATTTCTCAGGAACTGCATAGACAATAGTATTCGGATGGAATGTAAGATACGATTCACCCGCAATTTTACTCGTCTTAAGATCTCCTGGGCCATACAAAAAATCTCCTTGAATGACTCCTTTAATACCCAGTGCGGGTAAATATTTAAGAGCTAATTTAAGTTTATCTGCCAAATCACCAGAAGTGTCAGCTTCTACATCGGCATTTGTCTTATATACTTTAGGGTTAACGTTAAAGATACCTTTCTTTGCTACAAAGAATTTTCCATCACGTGGATCGATACCAGCAAAAATAGCTGGTGCTCCATCCCATTTAACTGAAACATTACCAGCATGTTTGCCACTTAGCATATCACGAAGAGAACGTAGAGCTAAAATGGCATCACGTGTTCCTTTGACTCCACCGTAGATAACCTTATCCTCGATGTGAGTCATATGGGTGTTTTTTTGTTCAGTTATAAAAGAACTAAATTTTTCCATTATCGTACCTCGATCCAACCTAAACTGGCCCAACCGTCTTTGTTGGCGCCGGTTGCGGCAACAGCGATTACAAATGTAGCAGGTGTGTCACCCAGCGTAGTTGTGGTATTTCTCGTCAACTGTGTGATAGCACGTTCTGGTAGTTTATATGCAGTACCTTGGTTGCCGGAACTAACATACACCGTGTCTAAAATAGTTCCGTTGCTCAGTGCGGTACCGGTAATGTTATATTCCACAGCACTTTCAGAATCATAACTGATCCAAGTGCCACCTGTGATGACAGCACCTTCCAATACCCTAATAAAGATATTTGTATTATCTAACGTTGCTCCAGCATAAAAGTCTGGTATGACCACTGAGTTGAGTGCGGTACTTTTTAATCTAATAGCAACCACAGGATAGAATGTGTTGGCTGAGCTGAGTGTGTGCCCTGTGATTGGACTTGACTGACTCTTCTGCCTACCTATTAGTGTGGTTGTACCCTCTGAAGTAAATGAATGTGAACCTTGCCAAAAGTAATGTGGCCCAGAAGAAACCCCTGTGACATTGGCCAGTTCCACCCTTACTGGTAGTGCAGCATTTCCTGACCATGTATTTTCAATTCTATTAGCATGATTAAATTTGTGTATTGCATGAGCATTATTGTCAATAACAAATTTAAACTCTACCTGTCCTGCCCCATACCATTCATATTCAATAATGATTTGTTGTATGGCAGAGGGATTAAATACGATACCACTCGGACCTGTACCATCCAGTTTGTCATCGCTCCAATCATCACGAGCAACACGAGTTTCAACTATTCCTCCAGATGTATTTCTGCGAATCACACAGTAAAATGTAGACCCTTCTTCTTCAAAGTATGCGCCATTGCCCTCATCAAATAACCCAACGCGTCTACGAATACCAGGAAGAAGTGGATACCAACGAAATACCATAGACATTTCGCTTTGCCGTCCTGGTATATATCTCTGAACACGCTTGGTTTGGCGTTTAATCTCATCACCTGCTGTACCGCCCACTTCGAGTAAAACCATAGCCTGATATTCGTCATGCGCGGCACTGGCTGTTCCTGAAATCTGTTCGTCCCAGATGTCGTCATCTTTGCTTTGTGTATATGTAGCAAAGTCTGTTAATTCGAATGTAGACACCTTGCGACGGTTTTTAGAAGTGTGTTGTACAGTATCGTCATCAACCAACAACACTTGCTTACCCCAAGGATTTACGTCAGTTCCGATAACTTTAAGTGGATTGCCCACATCATTCTTAACTTCAACTTCAGGTATACTAGTAACATTGACGTTAATATGAGAAGCACTATCAAGCATTAAGTTAAAAGTCTGACCGACGATATCAACGTGTAATGGATCACCTTCGTCATTGCTGACTTCCACTTCACCAGGGATTGACACGGGCCCAGTAATTGTAATTGATTCACCGCCAATAGAAACAGGCAATGGATTATCTGAATCAACGATGACTCCACTTCTATTTGCAGCAAGCATCATGACTTCAAAAAGGTCATCGTTTCTTGATGGGCCATTTCTTAGAAAATCATTACGGATTTTACTAAATTGTGCCATTATACTTCCTTTACCTTTGAACTTATAGTTATATTATACCAAATATTCTGCTAAAAGTACACAGTTTTTTTCAATTAATTTAAATTTCTTTTGTTGTACTAACAGTTTTTGCTTTTGGAAAAATACCAACTCTAGCTTTTGATAAAAACTTTCCAGCAATATTAGCACCACGATCTGTTGTATAACGAGCAAAAAATACTGGCTCATAACCAGCACCAACTAAGGGAGATCCATTTCTACCAGAGTGCGTAGATTTGATTTTATAAACTGAGCCGCTTTTGACTAATTTCATATCACCTTGATGAAATTCATCGACGTTATTTCTACCACGAGATTTTCCAAAATCAATACCATACACTGACTTCATGATTAAGTCTTTATTTTTACAAATACGATAAACACTTTGCCCTGAGCTTAATCCCTCTGGAAACATATCTATTATATCAGTCATAAATTGTTTTACTTCTGAGTTATTACTCAAAGAGCGATCGCTTAATCCGCCATATTGTTGAAAGTGTTGTGGTTTAGATCCGGCCTTGTGGGACAACCATGCTACTTCTTGTCCCATAGCATTTACAAAATGAAAGTCTGCTTTAGGAACACCTGGTGTAGACTCAATCCCACAAATCTCAATTGTTCTTCCACCAACATTTATTTTAATTTCTGCTTCATTTTCTTTTTCAATTGCTTTTTCTATTTCAATTCTAAATTTAGTTAAAGCTGCATCTTCAGCTGCTGTACCTGAGCCAGCTCCTTTACCACCAAGAGATGCATCTTTAAGAAAGTCATTAGGAAATACAAGATTAGCATTTCTACCATTTAGCTTTCCTGGCAATGTAACCTTATATCCTTTTGGAGGATTAGCAATCTGAGATACTAATTCTTCTGCTGCTTTAGAATTTTTGTCAACATAGAACTCACCCTTTTTGACTAAGAATCCTTTAGTATTTTTGATTTTGTCAATAACAATCGGATCTCTACCACGGCGAGTAATGTCACTTAATTTAAGCTCATTATAGCTTGCCATTGCGTCCTCCGTTATATACTGTCTAAACTTTAACATTTAATTAAACCGTAATCTGTGAGTTTATAATAGTATTTATAACAGAAAAAAACGCTACCCCTTTTGAAGTAGCGTTTTATGTTTACAGAAAGAATACAGAATTAAGCTACTTCTGCAAACTTAATAGCTGTTTCAAGAGCATTCTTTTTACGCACCTGATTTCCACCAAACCAAGATGAATACAAACGGTTATCTGCATTACGACCTTGTACATGATCGGTGATATATGTTAGTGAATTATAAGCCTGCCACCAAGAACCTTCAGCAAATTCTGCACCGGGCTGAGACTCAAGAGCTTCAAGACAAAGCTTTGCATTACGAGACAATGTATCAGCAGATAATTCTTTACCTTGAACTTTTTTGTCTGCAGTACGTGGATAGATTGTATTATAATATTCAATAAGTGAATCCATTGTAAAGCGCTTTTTACCAAGAAACTCAGCCATTTCTTTATAAGTTGCTAGCTTTTCAGATGCAATCCCAAGAGCTTCTTTTACTTCAGAAGGATTAAAGTCAACACGATGGCCAACTTTTACTGCACGTTCAGCATTCATATTAAGTGAAAGTGAAAGTGTATTATTACATACAACACGAATCGGAGTAAATCGAATATCAATTGACTTACCATATTGGTGTGGGTTAGAGAACAAGAAGTATGAATCAACTTGATCACCACCAAAGAGATCAAATGACTCACTGACTTTTGCCAATGCCCATACCATTTGACCACCCTTTAGTGATCCAGCAGTATGCATTTCCATTTGACCAGAAAGAACATATTCTCCAAAGAACTCAAAAGCATCTTCATTTTGAAGTGGCTTCCAATTTTCACCAACATTGGTTAGAATTTTTCCATCTGTCTCACGTACTAAAGACTTTTGACCAGTTGATTTACGTTCACCATTGAACTCGATGAAAGACTCAACCTCTTGAACTTTCCAATCCAAACCAGCTTTTTCAAGCATTTGATTTGGAGTAAGATCATTTGAGACAGGAACTCCAAGACCATGCCATGGAAGTTCGCCTGCGTACGCCATTGTTTCAACTTGATGTGCCATAATATATGCTCCTTAAGCAGCAATTAAAAGTGATGGTGATACATTCCACATACCAGCAGAGCCGGCATTCACCACAATATTTTTCTTGTTAATTCTTTGAATAGTGCCATTCATAGCACCACGTCTTCCAGTCCATTTCACATTTTGTCCTACACTGAAAGTATGCTTGATAGCATTATTTTTCATGCGGCGAGTGGTGTTAAACATCTCAGCCATTTGATCAAATTGTGTGAGATCAGCCTTTGCCATAAGAACTTGAAGTTTAGCCATTTCATTTGTTGTCAACATAATCATTTCCTCTTTTCATTTTATAAGTATATTATACAACACTTTTTAGTACTTGTAAACAAAAAAATGCATTTAATTTGCATTTATTTTTATAAAATCTACATCAAGGACAGAACGAGCATTATCTTCTCTTCCGCCGCGATAGATTCCAAATTTGATGTAAGGCTTCTTGCCTTTTCTCATTACAATCTTATCAGACTTAGCACTCCAGACTTCATCTCCATTTGTCACCTTAGTGACCATATTAAAATGATCTTTCTTCATATCTAGATTAATTGTAACGTCTACCCATTTACCAATATGATCATGGACTATAAAGTTTCCCATTGTCTTCTCAGACTCTAACTCAATATGGTTTAAATAATAATCTTTTCCAGATGCATGTTGAGTGCGAACACGTAAACGATTTCCTTTATCTACAGATAAAATATAAGCAGGTTTACATGAACCCTTTTTGTCGCTTTTGTAACAATTATTATATACTTGCAAAATAGTGTTTATTGAATCAGTCCACTGGTTAGTCCATTCAGCAAATCTAATTCTATATTTAATTTCATAGCTTTTATTTGGATAAAGGTATTCCATATTGCCTTTATAGCCAGCAGTAAGTTCTATCCTTTCATGCCATTGATATCCACTACGCTTATTGTTATCTGCTCGGCATCCACCACGCTCACCAGCATTTACTTCAAATCTAAGAAATTCAATATCTTTTTCTTTTAGCATTGAGTATTTAGATTTGCCTTGAGAAGGACAACTCTGATAAAAATTATGACTCCAATCTTTATCTTTTATTGCAAATGCTTGTGAACTGAAAAATCCAGCTGCACAACTCAATACCACAGTGTGGAATACTATTTCTGAATATTTCATCTTTTATCCTCAGGCCAGTAAAGAGCGAGACACCAAAGTAATATTAAACAAACTATTAAACTTGCTACAAATTCCATTAGTGCCTCGCATGATCTTGATCGGTGAATTGAGAAACATGATCAGGATCTGATTTATGTGAGAAGACAACAGTATCATTGTCGACATCAACATCACCGTACATACGATGATCATGAACCAGATGGATAAAGTCAGGTCTACCAAAAACCCTGACAGCAGCCAGATAATCATTATCATTTCGAAAACCAACAAAGTGTAGCATTATAAACCTATATAAACATCAAGATTGGAAGTGATGCCATTGCAAACATAAAGATAATTCCAAGGATAATTTGAGACATTACACTGCCTCCTGGATCATTGGTGAACCATCAAAGTTAGTACTCATGACAACACCTTGACACTCGATCCAACGAGCGGCTTCTTCAATATTTTGATAAGCATCTGACTCATCGGCATCAAATGTACCATCTTCCTTTTTGATTTCCCAAGAACCACGAAAATCGCCAAGCATATCTTGACAAATATAACATTCCTGCTCAGATACAACATTAGTTGCTTTATAGAAACCTTCAGAAACTTTAACGATTTTTAACATGATCAACATCCTCTTTTCATTTTATAAGTATATTATATCATAAAAAAGAACCTTTGTAAACAAAAAAATGCACTTAATTTGAAAAAAAGTGCATTTAGTTTATGTGTTATAACAATAACTTAGTTATTTTTTAGAAAAAGAATTTACTAAACGGGCTTGTTTTGTTCCTGGAATCTCTAAAACTGTTTCATTTGAGATTATATCAATGATGATATTTGTTACATCAATCTCTTTGCGAATCCAACCCATTTTTTCTACAAGTTTTTCTAATTCTTTTTGATAGTATTCAAGTTCTTGTTCTTTTCTTATTTTAGACTCAATTACATCAGATAAAAGAATAATTGTTTCAGTTTTACTTTCTTTTTCTTCTTCTTCTCTTATTCTTCTTTTCATGTATTCTTCATGACGTTCCATTTATTATCTCCACCTAGCTCCATCACTCATTAGTTCTTTTCCCATCTATAAAATAGATGATCGTCAATAGTACCTATATAAGTTTTTTGTTTATTCCACGCTGGATCAACGTTTTTACTGTGATAGTGAGTTGCACCATCAGTTGGATCAATATTAGAATTACTAATTGATAATGCGCTATTGGCTATTTTTTTAGCATGTTCATACGCAGTTTTATCTCGAATTCTATCACTTAATCCATCGCAATACCAAGAAAAATGACACTTGTGTTTAATTGGTACGTGCTTATTATGAGTCTCTTTCCACCATTTAGAATGATATCCTTGGGTTACTACACCACAAATTGTATTAGGATATCTATCATCTTTGACTCTATTTAAAGTTACCATAGCAACAGCGATCTGCCCACTAGAAGATTGATTGCGCGATTCAAAATATATATTTTTAGCAAGACATTCGAATTCTTTACTAGTGTTTACTTCTGTTGCTCCTAAAGAAAATAACAATGTTGCAATAATTTCGCTTAACATTCATTATTCTCATCAGCATAAACAATATTTTTGATTGGCCCTGTGCCTACTTCAAATACATGACTAGTTTGTGCGGTATAGATGTTGCCATCCATAATCGATTTAATTCGAATGGTATCACCATCGTTAAGCACTTCACCAATAATTTCTTCATGTGGTTGTACAACACTAACTGTGACAGAGCTATTATAATAATCCCACATATAAACTTTCATTCCTTTAGTAATGCGTTTCATTATGCAGCCTCCTTTCGCTTTTGGCGTCGTTCAGCTAATAGCTTTTGGCGTCGTTCAGCTATAGCTGGATTTACTAATCCCTGACGAAGATATCTGTAAATTGTTTGAAAACAATCTCCATGACCACGATCATTTTTTGACTTATCACGTAGATATTTAGGCATCTTAGATTTATGTGTATATTGTACATAATGAGATACTTCATGCGCAACCAAACACATTAGAATATCTGAATTATCAGACACTTTGATTTGCCCAATAGTAGGATCATCATTAAAACGGGCGTATTCGCTATATACTTTATTTCCGAATTGCCAACATTCAAGATTGATCTTAATCATGCGATATCCAGCCCAGCTGCGGCCGTTCTTACGACGATAAACATCTAAATGCTTAACTGCAGTATGGACATCTTTAGTTGTCAACCCAAGTTCATATTGTTTTTTCTTGAGATGGCGCATACAGATTTTAACCATTTCAGCAACGGGATTATAAAGTTCTTTATCAATAGCCATTTACATTCCTTTTTTCATTTTATAAGTATATTCTACCATACTTTTTAGCAAATGTAAACCCCTAAAATGCACTTTTTTAAAATAAAATGCATTTTTTTATCTGAAACATAATCAATAACTTAGGATAAATACTTAAATGAATGATTATGTTATCCCTCTAAGTAAGCTATCTTACGATAAAGAAGCATGCTTAGAATTTTTTAAAACTTTAGATTTTGGGAATCGGTGGGATGATAGGCCTACTGGCAGGTATATTCGTGCAGAAAATCCTGATGGCTATTTAGAAGTTCCATGCATTAAACAAATCAATAATCAACTACCATATAGCGTCAATTTTCAATTTATTAAGATTGTTGGAGATTGGACAATGCCTATTCACATTGATACATATAGGACAGCTGTATTAATGATACCACTATCACCAGATCCAGCACCAACTTATTGGTATGAAGAACCTGACTATATAAAAAAATTACGATTGTCTGGAGATAGAGATGCTTATATTAAAGCTTCAAGAAAATTAAAAATAGATCCGATTTACACACATATTCATGATGGTATACCTACTATTATTAATTCAGAATTGCCGCATGGTACTGATACACAGAATGGAATTGATCGGCTTACCATACAAATAGGAATGGCCAATACTGATACTGGACCATTCCTATCTTGGGATGAAATTTTTGAAAAAGTAAAAGACTTAGTCTAATTACTCTACTTCGCCTTTAAATACCCATGTGCGAACAATACCATTTTCATCATTATAGGCTGTTCTTGCATTAGCTGCGTCTTGATCACCACTTTCAGACTCTGCTTTATATGCTAACCAAATTTCTTCGGTTTCTGCATAGTTTGTCAAAGTTAAAACCAAACCATCTTCAGACATAGCGCGCTCACGAACAATCTTATATTCTGATTGTGTGTGTAGAATCATGTCATTTGTTGGTTGCCAAAATGGTACATCAACGCTAGGACGAGTAAATGTCATAACCGTTTTATACATTATGCTGCTCCTTTAATATCTGCAACTAGGCCATTCTCAAAGAATGACTCATATTGCGGATAAACTGATTTAAGAGCTGTAGAAAATCTTGCTCTTTCTTTTTCTGACATAACAACAGTATCAATGCCAAAAGCTTTTGCTTCTGTTTGAACTCTAACATTATCTGCCAGTGAATCTTCTCTTTCGATTTTAGCTGCTTCTAATGAAGCTTCTTTCCATGCTTGTTGATCATTAGCAGACATAGAATCCCATAGTTGTTTATTCATTACAATTGAAGTAAGGAATAATGAGTGTGAAGTGTCATTAATATATTTAGCTACTTCATGCTGCTGTCTAGCAAAGAATCGAGCATATGTGGTAGTACCAGCATCAATACGACCATCTTTCATTGCTTGATTAATTTCATCAACTAACATTTGAACTGGTTTAGCTTGCACTGCTTCAAACATAGATTGAGATACTGGGCTTTTGGAGCAACCAATAGAAAGATCATAGAAATCTTCAAGTCTTTCTAGAGTCTTTGTTGAAGGAATAATCCTATATCCACCTGAATATGTAAAAGCTAAACCTTTTAAATTAGATTTTTTCTCGAGCCATGAGAACAGATTTTGACCAATTTTTCCATCGAGTACTTTTTCGGCATGGCCATGATCTTCGAATAAGAATGGAAGCCCTAGGGAAAACATGTTCTTTTCAAACTTCCCTAGAGTTTCTACATATGTTGTAGCAATATCAATATTGCCAGAGTTAACTAAACTAACAACTTTTTCTCTATCACTAGAGTGAATAGATAAGTTACTACCAGTTTCTTTATTCCATTCGGATAGACTTAAAACCCGTAGATCATATCTACCATCAGTGCTATCTTTGATTTTTGCACTAAATACTTTTGCTGCGCGCAAAAATACATTGAATGGTTCGTGTGCAATAACCCACGTAAGTTGTTTAGTTTCCATTTTAGTTTACTCTCCGAAAATTTCTCTGTATCCTGGCTCTAATAGTTTTCTATTAGCAATATACGCATTCTTTAATCCTTGCGAATTAAGTGCTGCTTTATCTATATTTATCATTCTTTTTTCGCGTTCTGCCTTAGCTTTTTCACTTTGTACGGCTTTTGCTAAATTAATTTCATACCATTTTACAATTTCTGGATCAGTACCTTTTGCTAAAAGGGCACCGACTGTAGACATTTGTAAAATTCCTGGATATGTTTCATTAACAGCTTCAGTATTAGGCAATGCTGGTAGTCTTCCATTAGACATTACCGCAATATACTTAATATCACCACTATTATAGAACGCAACTGTTGGTGGCATACCACCTACCCAAATATCAACTTCACCAGCGGCTACGTCTTTAATAGCTTCTGCTGATTTTCTATATTTTACAAAGTTGACTTTATCTTTTGAGATACCTTCAGCTTCTAAAATAAGATTTGTTGCAACAATCTGATTAGGGAATGTTGTTGTGATATTTAGTGGTTTATTTGAAGTGCGAATCCATTCAACCAATGCGGCTAATGAATTAATAGGTGTGTCGTGCTTTACGGCGATCACAATACTAGAAGTGATCAAGCCAGAAGTAAATTCGAAATCATTCGCCCAATCGTAATCAACCAACTCTGGGTTGGTGACTTCACCCATTACATGACTAATGCTTGTAGTCAAAAGCACGTGATGGCCATCTGCTGGGTAAGATTTAAGAAAATGTTTTGTTCCGATAATACCAGCGGCACCTGGTTTAAACTCATAGATTACTTCAACACCAAGTGCTTCTTCAATTGACATAAAGCCAGTTGCATGAAGAGATGTTGGAGAAGAAGGAACCGTAACGGTAATAGGACCTGTTGGTTCCCATGCATACACAGTCGTGTTTGCTAGCACAGCAATAACGAAAGTCATAATATATTTTAACATAATATTTTTTTTTCCTTTTAATGGGATTTATTTGATTTATACGATTATTTATATTTTTACTTATTTGTCATTGAGCACAATTTAAGAACATTCTCCCAAGTCTTAGGAACGTTAACAACCAAATGAATTGATCCATCTTCCCAAGAATGAGTTCTATGCGTTTTCATTGTATCAACGTAATAAGCCCGACCAGGAATAATATCCTGTTTTTGGCCAGATTGACTCCATTCAAAAGAATCACTATCACATGCTTTCGATAAGAAAGCTACGATACGAATAGTTTTTCTAGTAATAAGTGGATAGTCTTTATGCGGTGGGAAATACCCACCCGCATTTACTTTAACTAAGAAAGTTCTACCAAGTTTGTCAAATGGTTCCAACAACTCATGGAGAGAAGTTAGAGCATGATATACGTCTGTCTTATGGTTGAAGTCTTGGTCAAGTAAAAACTCGTTTCCAGTCTTAATTCTAGATTGTGGGATAGAAAGATTTTCCGAATGAGAACTTCCTTCTAATCCAACTAGAACAAGACCTTCTCTATTATTTGGTGCCCATGCTTTTTTCAAGTATGGTTCCCAATCGTTATCAAATAACGATAATTCTTTATTTAATTGATCTAAATTAATTCTTGGTTTTAATAGTTCGAATTCACCCATTGCTTGCAATTGTAGCTCGCACATAAGATCTTCTTGCGTGGGTGTAAACTTTTCTGGCTTACGAGAATACTTCTCAAACCAGTTACCAGTATTTTCACCATCACCTTTATTTTTGATTTCTGTCATCGTAATCCCAATTCATCGCAAATAAAATTGATCTAAACATTCTTTTTCATCCTGTACATATTAGCTGATATGATTGCCAATATACATAACCATATTCCTATTGCTATATTACTATGTATAAAGATAGAAAAGTCCCCTTGAGAAATACTAAGAGATCTTCTAAAATATTCTTCAAGCATTGGACCTAGAATTAATCCTAAAATAAATGGGACAACATTAATATCTAATTTCATAAACAGATAACCGAGAGCAATAAAAGCACAAAGAATAATTAAATCATTTGAGTTATTATTTACTCCATACGTTCCAATAAAACAAACAGAAATAATAATAGGATATAATATTGTGTATGGTATTTTAATTAAGCTTACCCATATTTTAATCAACGGATAATTTAAAATAAGAAGAATAATATTTCCAAAGAAAATACTGTAAACTAAAGACCAAAATAAATCAGGATGGTTTTGAATTACTAATGGACCAGGAACAATTCCAAATACAATCATGGCACCAAGAATCAAAGTCATTGCCATATTTTCTGGTAATCCAAGACTTAATAAAGGAATAAGACTGCCTTGAGCAGCAGCATTATTTGCAGCTTCTGGAGCAGCAACTCCTTCTATAACTCCGGTGCCTAAATTTTTATTAATATTTTTTTCAACAGTATAAGCAGCATATGTTGCTCCTGTTAGTCCACCACCTGGAATAATACCAAGAAACCCACCAATAAGAGTTCCTCTCAATGCTGCGGGAACAAATTGTTTTAAATCTTCTTTTGTTGGAAGAATTGCTAAATTTTTAGTCTGTACAATAGACATAGTATTTAATGATAAATTTCGAAATACTTCGGCGAATGCAACCATTCCAATTGCAGCTGCAACAAAACTTATTCCATCATATAGATCATCAATATTGAATACAAATCTTTCAAGTCCACTATTTAAATCAACACCAACAGTTCCTGTCAATATACCAACCATAACTGCCGCTAATCCAGTTAAAAGATTATCACTTAGAATAGATGTAACACCAACAAATGCTAAACATAATAATGCAGTATATTCAGCTGGACCAAATTTAAAAGCAAGGTCAGCTAATGGTGGAGAAATAATTGCCATAGCAATTACCATAATAATACCAGCAATAAAGGAAGAAATAGCTGATACCATAATGGCTTTTCCAGCTAATCCTTTCTTTGCTAATTTATGACCATCAATACAAGTCATAATAGCACTATTTTCGCCTGGTGTATTTAATAGAATCGCTGTAGTAGATCCACCATATTGAGATCCATAATAGATTCCAGCTAACATAATAATACCAGAAATAGGATCCATTCCAAAAGTAATTGGCAATAATAATGCAATTGTTGTTGATGGACCGAGGCCAGGTAATACACCAACGGCAGTGCCAGCAAGACATCCAATTAATAAAAATATTAATTGCTCTACCATAATGGTAATGCTTTAAGTACTGTGAGTTTTAATATAATTGCTAAGACCGAAGAAACGGCTGTTGAGATAATACATGATTTCCATGTAAAGTCTTTATGAAGAGTTGAAACTAACGGAACTAAAACCACAATAGAAGCTAAAATACCAAAATACTTAAACGCAAGAATTCCTAAAAATACAGCACCCAGCATTTTAATAAGTACAAATATTTCTAAATGTAATACTTCATTATCATTTTGTGATCGAAATGCGTATACTGTTGAAATAATAATTAAAATAATAGAAATAATAAATGGGTACATTCCTGGACCCATATTTGCAAGTGTTCCTAATTGCATATTAGATGACATAATTAAAAATATAAATCCAATCATAAAAAGTAATATAGAAGTATATTGTTTTTTAGTCATTATTCATATCCACAAAAATCATTATCTTCAACATAGTATTGTTTAATAAACTCTGTATCAAATGGTTTATAAAAGGATTGTAAAGAATTTGATTCAGATACAATCATATCAGGTTTATTTGTAAAGAATAATTTACCCATAGACTGCCATTTTCTTTTGTAAATATGATAGTCTTTATCCTTTGTATAATTATATATTAGATCTTTATAGAGTGATTTATCTGGAGATTTATTTAAGATTGACCATCTTTGAATATCGTGAGAAGAGTAAAATGTGTCAAATTCTTTATGATAACCCAATCTAGGCTTATATTTTTCTTTAGCGTTTAACCATCTAAAATTGAAATTAAACCACCAACTAAAATCTTCAATAGTATCAATTGGCCGTGGAGAACTTTTACCAGTTTTTAACATAGCATTGATAAATGCTTCAGCCGCAATTTTATCAAATCCCAACTCAGCACAAACATTATATAGATTAGTTTTTGTTGCTGGTTTAGTAGTCCAAGATTTATCAATTCGTGAAAGCATCATGCCACTAATAATTTGATCTGCATGTTCTGCTTGAATAGTAATACCATCATTATCTTCAGATAAATGTTTTTCAATTGATAAAAGTTTAAAGTTTGGTAAAATATAAGTGTAATAAAATTTAGGATTCTCTTTTATAGAGTCACGATTCATTACAATTGTTATTTGATCTAAATTAATATTAGACTTAAGAAATGATATAACCATTAAGGTTGAATCAATTCCGCCACTCCATTGTAAATATAAATGTTTACCTGTATCAACTAATTCTAAACAACGACTTTGTAATACATCTTCAAATGTTCCAACAGCTTTAACTGTAGGAATTTTATATTCTTCTGGCATATATTGCTTTAATGGTGTTACTAATGTTTCTGTTCTATCTGACATCCAACTAAAACGCATAATTTTGCGCATAGCTCTTTCGTATAATACCATATCAGGAGTATCTAGAGCACGTAATAATATTGTTGAAGCATGTAGAATCAATTGACGTATACCATATTATCAATTAGACGTTTTAGTTTTGGTAATTCTTGCTGACTACTAATGTCATTTACTTTTTGAATTAATTTATAAACTGAACCATCAATTTTAGCTTTACCATAAAAATAAGAATCATTTTCCATATCAATAAATTTTTTAGCCAATTCAAAAGATAATCCTGCTTGACTTGCAAAACATTCTATCATTTTATCATTATATAAAATATAGCGATCAGTATATCTACTCATAAATTTTTCGGCCATATCATCTATTAAAATAAGACATTCTTTTTTTATATTTAATATCTTTTTTGTCTTTTTAAATCTTATTGTTTTATGAGATACTAGTAAATCTACTTTTTGAATTTGATAGAATTCATCGATATCACTAGGTTTGGCGACAGAACCTTCACCAGGTCTTACCATTCCTACGTTTTGTTGTAGTAAAATTTGATCTATATTTGGATTAAAAGTTGATGTTGTTCGTACTCGCATTACACTTGTATTTAATGCGTACTCACAAAGTTTATTTGCTATATCATAATTAGAAGCTTCGCAGTAGATCAGGTGTTCTTCCTGATCTACCACAAAGATATATGTATTAATCATTTTTTGCGAATTCTAAAAGTAACTACTTTGCGATCAGCTTCTGCAAAAATTGAAGCTGGTCTAGTTGTGTGTAATCTACGAGAATCATAACAAATAATACGACCTGGCTTAGGACTTACTACTTTACAAGTATCGCCCCAGTCAATTGGAAAACCTCGTTGTTGGCCACCTTTTTGATATCTTTGGTCGTCACCAGTTTCTGTATGATTGCTGGTGTAGAACATATTATCCGCAAACCATGTTGGATACCATACAGGGTTAGCAACATACATACATGTATATGTACGGTCATTCGATTCATCGGGTTGATCTCGATGAATTCCATGAGTATGCTTATAGTGTTCATTTGGCTGAGCCGCGGCGTACACTCTCCAACCCTGATCCATATTGGGATCTAATGTTGGTGGTGCAGTGTATTTATCTTTTATATACTCATCTGGAGAATTTTCTGCTACTGTGCCTTCGGGCTTACCAGCAATTTCAAATTCACCATCAAATTGCATATTGATACATTGCCACAATTTATAAATTGGATCATGAGCTTTTAGACTTTCTTCGTCAGAAGCAAAATGAGCTCTTGGCATGAATAAATGGCGGGGCTCTTCCAGCCGCTTGGGGTAATCATTGGCTTTCCATTTACCAGGAACATATTCATGAATTTCATGAAAGTTGCTAGTTTTCTGCCTTTTCCAAGCGGCTGTCCAAGTTTGTTCTAATAGGTATTCCCATACTGAATGTCTAAGATCAGCTGGAACAGCGTCATCGACAACTCTTACTTCATAATCAATCATTCAAATCACATCCTATTTTTATTTTAGCTTAAGACTTTTGAATTTTCTCAATGATATTATCACTGAAAACATTCATGTACTTTGTGTACAGATGAGCAGTAGCTGCTTTGAACTTAGCAGTTTCTGATTCAGCCATCTTAACAATTTTAATGCCTTGGGTCTTACATTGATCTACGATACCATCGATAGAAGCAACTGATTCACGACGCTCTAAACGAGCAGCATTCAATGCAGCGTCTTTCAACACGGCTTGAGTCTTTTCATCTAGACCAGCGTAGAATTCTTTACCAACAATAATTGAGGTAAGGAAAAGTGAATGTGCAGTGTCATTAACTGTACCAAATGCTTCACCCTGCTTAAGAGGAAGAATACGTACATATGTAGACTCACCACCATCAATAACACCATTTGCATGTGCTTCATTCATTTCTTCAAGTTCAACTGAATCAACAACATTTGCGCCTAGAGCTTTAAATGTGTCTACAGCAACAGGAGACTTAGAAGTACGAATGCTCATACCTTCAAAAGCAGCGACGGTATCTAATTCTTTTTCAGACGGGATAACACGGTATCCACCTGAATATGTAAAGGCCAAACCTTGTACAGGTGATTTTGCCTTAAGTCCATCCAATAGAGACTGGCCGATAGAGCCTTCTAGAACTTTATCTGCATGGTCATGATCGCGGAACAAGAAAGGCATGTCAAGTGCATACATATCTTTATTCCAATCACCAAGCCATGTAGTATACATCTGCGATGCTTCTACAACGCCATCTTCCATTAACTGGAGAAGATCTTGTTTAGTGACTTTTTCGCCACCATTATACTTATTTGAGTACTCAGTCAAAGAAAGAATTTCGATGTCTAAAGCACCATTTGTTTGCTCAAGTACTTGCGCTTTGAATCTTTCTGCAGCGCGCAGAAACAAATCAATAGGCTCATGAGCAATAACCCAACGAATGGTTTTCATTGTTAAACTCCTAATGTTAACACGTGTTTACGTTTTGGTTTGCAACCAACTTTATTTATATGTTTTATTTCTTAATATTGTCGTTATGCTTAATTAAAAGCTTTTCAACGATCGCAATATTTTCTAAATAGAATGCACCAATATCTTTACCATCAAATACCGGTGAATTCATGTCTGATAGTCCAAATACTTTATCTTTACCAAGATTTTTTGTAGCAGCATTTAATACATATCCAAGCTTCAATCTTTTTAGTGTTGGCATTTCTGAAGAAGCAACAGTAATATTAAATACTTGTGGAGCAGATACTCCCTGTTCAGCTAATGTTGCTACTTCTGGAAGAAGTGGATGGCGGGAAGTACACGAAGCCGCGGCGGCTTGAATATTTGGATTTTTAGTTTTCATTTGGATATAGTTTTTAGCTTTTTCTACTACCATATTGACTGATCCATCTCCTGCCATTAACACCAATCCTTCATAATTAGATTTAAAAATTACGTAATTGATTTCGGTTTTAGCTGCTTCACCAATTTGGAGAGATGTCAAATGCGTAGCATTACCAATACCTACACCACCAACGGTCATGACATCTTTACCAGCATTTCGCATAGCCTCAATTGAATCTCCTAGATTCGAAATTACAATCCAGCATGCAGATCCTAAAGCATGAATAGGAACATATTTTTCACGATCTAATTTACCAGATCTAGTATGTTCTACATATTTTGGTGCGATAATAGATAATCTATTTTGTGGAGATGCATCCATTTGTTTTACAGCAATAATTTGCTGACCACCTGGTTTATTTTCAAGATGAAATTGAAATTGATCTTGAATCTTATTAGCTTCTTCGACAATTGCTAAATACGCGGGTGTTCCGCCATGAGACGCTGAATACGGACTTTGAATATAGATGTCTTCTTTTGCAAAAGCGTGTGTAGACCCTAGTGTAAACGCAACTGTCGCGCTAACCATTAAAGTTTTTAAGTTTTTCATAAAAATACTCTTCTATTCCTTCGTTGTTAAAATATTTCATTTGATAATTTTCATCTAAACCAAACATATTATCTAGTTCATCGTTTATCGCAATTCGATGCCGATTCACAATGATTTGTTTAGATGGTATTTTCATTTTGTACCAATAGTACCAATCATTGGCATCTAAACTATGTATATAGTCTTTAGCTGCCATTTTATAACGACCCTGTGTTGTGCCTAAGATTTTTTGGCCGTTATTATTATTTACCATAGACCATAATTGAAAGTCTACAGCGTTAAACCAATTAATTTGTTTTTCGTATATTTTACTACGATCAACACCTGTTGATTGAATGCTTCCAGCCCTTAGCGCACAATGCATATATTTTGGATTAAAGATAATCCACCAAAAGAAATCATGTAAGGTAGTTACTTTGCACTTTGCTGTTTCAATATTTCTAACCATTTTGTTATAATACATTTCGCCAAATGCTTTATCAAGAGATGATTTTTCGGTATTAGAATATTTAAAATATCTACCATCTAAACAAAGATTAAAATACTTAATAATTGCTTGTTTATATTCGCTATAATGAACTTCTGGGTTGTCAATATTATCTTTTAACGCATATGCTTCTTTTGTATAATCAAAATAATAAGGAATTGACGGATATAATTTAGTACCTAATTCAGTACCAAATAGAGCATCACCTTGATCACCTACAATAACTGTATAGTTTTGTTCCACAACAGTACGTCTCATATCAAATTCTTTACTGTTATGAATCTTAAGTTTATCTTTAATAAATCTATTATAGAAGAATTCATTCTCAATAATTGAGTCAAAACTCATTGAAATTGTAATATTATCTAATTGTTTATCTGTAAGATTTTTAATTAATGCCGCAACAATTGCTGTTGAATCTATACCACCAGAATATAGAATAAGAAATTGTTCATCTGTATTATCAATTCTTTTTGCGATATTTAAAGCTGTTTCATCACTAATTTGCGCAAATGATTTATTAAAGTCTTTTGATAAATCTGGCATATCATAACCAGGCGGTAATACCAAATCATCACCCCATGGAGTATCCCACTCTCCATCTCTTGGAGAATATGAATTATACCCAAATGCTAATGAGATATTATAAAAAAACTTAGCTCCATCGTTTTGAAAGTTATATTTTTTCATAACTTTACGATGGTAAAATTTAAAAGGTGTATAATGTATTAGAAAAAAACGGTTTTGCATATCGACTCAAATTCTCATAAAATTTTCTTTTTCGTAGGTTGCTTGTTTTAGATTTACTAAAGGCAACCATGATGTTGTCATATAATTCGTCAACATCTTTTGAATAATAAATTAGCTCGTAAATTGCTTCTTTAAATCCATTCTCAAAGTCTTTGTGACCACCATCAGATGCATGATAACCCATATCTTTATATGTTTCAATTCCCTTTGAATCTACAAAAGAAAAAATAGATTCGTACGATGATGGAAGTTCCATTTCAGTTTTTATAGTAGATTTTATAATTACAAACGTCATGCGAATATAATCTAAATGAGACTCAAAGATGTCTTGTGGAGTGTTCTGCTGAGGACCCAAATCTACATAAGAATCTTGTGGTTTAATTACTAGATATGGATATGGAGAAGACTGGCGGTATCCCTTTGGGTTACCTAGTGTCCAATTAGTACATACGCTATTATCAATTTCAGGCAATGTGACTGGAATTATGTTACACAATATTTTAGAGGTAAGTACTGTGGCTGTCTCGTATAGAGAGTGTACATCTTGATCGATAATTAAAAATCGTTCAATAGTATTTGAATATAATCCATGCATAATATAATATAACCTAAACGTGATTAATCACATCTCTTTTATCACACCAATGTGATTATCTTGTTCTGTGCCAGAAATGGTTTGGAATCCATTCTGTAATGCCCAATCTAATTTACTTATTTTCATCCAACCAAACATTTTTAGATAATTTGACCAATGTTTTTCATAAGCTTCTTCTAAAAGAAGAGCGCCTAATCCCTGATGTCGCCATTCTTTACGAATATTTATAGTACGAAAACGAATGGTAGATATATCCCACTCATATAATTGAGTAACTCCTATAATCCCATCAAAGTCTACTTCAGGATGTCGATCATATAGCCCATAACATTTGGATATAGGATTATCTATACTAGAACGAAATGGCCCTAATTGGCTAACCAGTTGTCTATAGTTTTTATTGGGATCATTGAAGTGATCTACTTCTTTCCAATATTCTACAATTTGATCAAAGGAGATCTCTTCAACTTCAATTCCATCCATTTACGTTTGAGTACCTTTATTTGCTAAAACGTTAGTACTAAATTTATCACCAGATGTAATTACACATGTGGTACCACGAGTTTTATTTACTACTATAAATGTCCATGTTAATGTATCATAATTAATCCACAATGAATGAAAAAGACCTTCACCAGTCGATGTTTCACTAGGTGCTACAAATATAATTTCTTCATCATATTTATTTTTTAAATTTTCTACAATATCATCTGTTTTTCCACAAAATATTGGTAGTTGCATTGTGCTCACCCGAGGAGTAGCATCATTAGCAAAAACTAAAGTAGAAGCACAAACGAGTAAAGTAAACATTATTACATATCTTTTCATAATGATACTTCCTCTTAAAAAAACGAATGGTAGGTTATTCTGTTACTAGGAAACCTACCGAAACCCTATCCGACTATGCTGCTAGAGCGTAATCTTGAGGAGCAAAGTTATCGTTTGCATTTACTTTTGTGATTCTCCGCTGCCTTCACGTATCTGTCGATCCTATTTCGCCCCCATCATAAGCACACTCAGTAAATGTGTTTATGGTGGAGGCGGTGGGTACTGCCCCCACGTCCAGCCTACATCCATCCAGTTTCACTGAATCATTTTTATTTATACTACTTACTTACAAAGATCTTCATACTTCGTGGAGTGTACTCTATGTTTTGACATGTCTCTACCTAAATATCCTGGCGTTTTTTCTTTACTATTAAACATTTTAGATAATAACTTAACAAGTTTTTTGAGCATATTTCTCTCCATTTCAGTTAGTATATTGTCGGAATATTAAGGGTATCCCCCTCTTTCCGGATTAACTCTATTATTATACCACATAAAAATGTATTTGTAAACAGTTTTTTTTATAAATAAGATTGAAATACAAACTTTTATTATCTATTTTATGAGGATTTAGAATGTTTAAGAAGCTAGCAATCTGTGCTAGCTTTATTATGTATATATCATTACCGGCAATGGCACAAGAACAAGACGTCATTGTTACTGACTCGACAAGTAATAGCACAGTGACAACGAACGGTCAAATGACCACAACGGTAAAACAACCACCTCCGTCCGCAATCTCACCACAATTTAGTAGTGGTAGCAATAGTGATCTATGTACTATTGGCGTAGCGGGTGCTGTCCAAACGCAAATTCTTGGTATCTCTGCAGGTACCACTTACACCGAAAAAAATTGTATCAGATTAAAAAATGCTAAGACTTTATACGATATGGGTATGAAGGTCGCAGCAGTGTCTGTCATGTGTCAAGATTCAAAGATCTTTGATGCTATGAATCATGCTGGTACACCCTGTCCATATAATGGAACAATTGGTGATGCCGCGCGTCTTGGTTGGGAAACCCACGTTGAGACTACGAGAAAAGAATTAGAAGATTCGGATAATATCAATGTTAAAGAAGCTGCTACTGTTGGTGGTATGGGTCTTTTGGCCTTCTTACTGCTACTCTGAAAGTATTGCCCCGTATCCAGGTCGAACTGGTAATGCCGCTAGTAATGGGCATCAATGGGTAATGAAGAATATTCTGCCTGACGTCGCAGGGTTGGATATTAATGCAGTTATTTACAATTATACGATTCAAAAGAAAACTGAAGATGCTGCCACTGTGCATATTCAAAATGAAAACGCTAGTGGGTCTGGATATATTTTTAGAGAGACTGACGAATGGAGACCAGGATCATTGGGAGGAACTATAATCAATAAAGTCGTTCAAGTGAATCCTGGAATTCCAAGAGCCGCATGGGGAGATGGATCTATTGCTGTTGAGGGTGATGGTTCAGTTACTGATGCAAATGTAAGTTATAATTACAGAGTTAATCCTTGTTTTGATCCACAGTTTGATCCCAATTGTCCAGGATATGTTGAACCTAAACTGGACATTGAAATACCTACAGTAGATCTAACTACATTATATGACGCAACTAAAGATGAAAACGTAGATTTAAGTAATGAAGAATTAGTTCTTATACAAGAAAATGACGAGCAGCTAGAAAAAGAAAAAGAAAAAGAAAAGGAAGAAGCTGAAGAAAAAGTTAGAAAGTACAGATTAGAAAAAGCTTTATCTGCTACTGATGCTTCAGCCTTATTCGCAGAAAATCAATTAATTCAACAAATGAATGAAATTGCTAATTTAGCTGTAATTGCTCAAGGATACAATAAAACAATATCAGGCGGCGCATATAAAGAAACTATTGAATTAGTTGATTCTAAATTGCCTGATAACGGAACAGGTTTAAGAAATAACTTAGCTCAACAAATATTGCATAATGAATTAGTGGATATGCAATACAAGTAATATTATGTCACTCTAAACTTATAGGAGAAAACACATGAGATATGTGTTCACTAAACAAAAAGTTATAGCATTAAGTGTAGGCATGGGCATATTAGGGTCTGGCTTAACTTATGCTAAGGCAGAACAAGTGCCAATTAATGGTATTGTAACATCTAGATGCATTATTCAAACTGACACTGCTGGTGTGTTTGGAAACCCTAATGCGTATACACTAACAACTGCACCAGCTGATGGTGGATTACCACCTATTATTCGTTTTGATGTAACTCTAGCTGATGCTTATTATGCAGTAATTACTCCACCAACTGAATTTTCATCTAGTCCAGCATTACCAGATCAAGTAACGTTTACTGGTAATACAACAGTTGAGGCAGTATCTGATGCAACAGGCATGGGTTCATATGAATCAAATAAAATTCAAACTGGTATGACTGACAAATATGATCTCACCGCAACTGGAAGTACATGGTTTAAAACAGCATCTGTCGCAACGATGGGTGGTAGTAAATCATTTCCAGGTGGAAACTACACAGCACTAGTAACTGCTGAATGTATTGCTCAGTAATAGGATAGTGTTTGTTATGTTAAAAAATATTATATTACCACTAGCAGTATTAGCATTATATGCTGGTACTGCTAGTGCGCATGAAATGATTCCAACATATCCAAAGCTAAGTACCGTAGCTATAGATGGTGTGTATAAAACCACTATGAAGATGTTTAATAAGCGGGAAGATGTTGAATTTTATGAAATCGGCGTATTCGATAAAGACTTTAAAGAAATACCATTTGTGTCAACTTATAAGATATTAAAAATAAGATATCTAAGTCATGTTACTTTTGATGTGTATATTCGAAAAGCTGATTACGAAGCTGCAACATACATTTGTTCTAAAAGTAAATTAAGAAAAGCTAGTGATATAAGAACTGCTATATCTTCTAGAATATGTTCAAAGTTTCAGCATCAAAGACAAAACAAATAGGTGAATTTTATGAAGTATTTAGCGATAATAATAACCAGTCTTTTATTTAGTATAGAAGCCATGGCAGAAAATAGTTCACTCAATTTGCAAATGCCATCACCTGGAACTCAATATGGCCAAGATAGTATTCGATCAGGAGAAATTGATTGTAAAAATGCTATTGGTGGATCAACCAATTTTGAGTTTGGAGTAACAGGAATTATTGACAATTACAATAGTCCTTTCTCTAATGACAATGGTGCATCTACTAAAGATATTGGCGTATATGCTAGAATTACAATCCCTTTAGATGGACCTAAAGAACGAATCAATTGTAATTCTTTATATGAATTAGAATTACGAAAAAAACGAATAGAAGTTTTAAAGCTCCAAGAAGAATTAGAAGCTTTAAAGAAATTAAACGCTCAAAGCGGCTTTGAAAATTAAAATGTACTTTATTGAAGTTTTAAGATGGGCTATAGCCGTTCTAAAACAGAAAAGAATCAAACGAGCATTAAAGCGCTCTAGGAGAAAATAATGTACGAATATAGAGTTAAAGTCAACAAAGTAGTAGACGGTGATACCGTTGATGTTGATATTGAATTGGGATTTGGTGTTGTGCTATCTGATGAACGTGTAAGAATTATGGGTATTGATACTCCTGAAAGTCGCACTCGTGATTTAACAGAAAAAGCATTCGGTCTTGCAGCTAAGAAAAGATTGCAAGAACTTCTTGGTGATGTTGCAGTTTTAAGAACACAAATTGCTAAAAATGGTGAAGATATGAAAGGTAAGTTTGGCCGTGTCCTTGGTGACTTTGTTGCTGAAGATGGTCGAATGATTACCGAAATTATGATAGAAGAAGGACATTGCGTTCCTTACTTTGGTGGAAGTAAAGAAGAAACTCAGGCTGCACACATGGTTAATCGTGAAAGATTGATTGCCGAAGGTGTAGTTACCTTAGACGATTAAGGAGAGATTCATATGTATGATTTATATTCTAAAAAAGAAAAAATATATTTCCTTATTTGCGGAATTTTAATGGCTTTAGGATTATCAGTAACAACTTACTTTTATTTTAAATCTAGAGTTATTTCAATGCAATGGGAACAATCTTTTACAACTCCAAAAGAATACTGGTCAAAAGTTCCAAAATGGGAATGGAAACCAGTATTTAAAGAAGACAAATTAGGTTAGGAGAATTCAAATGCTTACAACAATAATAGATCAATTAGTTAATTTCTGGCAATTTACAATTGTTGGTATACTCGTACTTATCGGGTTTATTGCTAATCTATTTGGTGTTGATAATGATAAAGAATTGGTTAGCTTTTCATACGAAGAAATGCCTAACATGCGACCTATTAAAATAGAAACTGCGGGCAAAGGTTTCTGGGGAGCTATATGGATGTGGTTTGTGGGTGTGCGTCAATGGGAAATTGCTGAAGATTTTAAATATAAATTGCAAAATGAAGAATTTGTAATTCCAGCAGGATTTACTTTTGATGGCGCATCAGTACCTAAATTTTTAGCTACTTGGTTATCACCAACTGGGGTATTGTTAATGGGTGGTCTTATTCATGACTACGCATACAAATATCAAAGACTACTTAAAGTTGATGGTACTACAACGCATCTTATGAATCAAAGACAAGCTGATATGATCTTTAGAGACATTAATATTGAACAAAATGGATTCCATTTACTTAACTACTTAGCCTATTGGGCTTTACGTATTGGTGGTTTTGTTGCATGGAATGGTCATAGAAAAAGAAACGTGCAAATAGGAGAATAACATGGCAGAATTCGAATTTGCTGGAACCACCTTTCGTGGTGGAAAAATGTTTATGGTTCTTACTGCTCTATCAACTCTAGGCGGTGCTGCTTGGGGTGGATTCGAATTCTATAATGACTATAGGAATATGAAAGAAATTGTTGAAAACATCGATGTGGATGCAATTAAAGCTGAAAATACTTTAGTTATTCAAAAGATGGATGAACAAATGATTCGTATTGAAGAAGCTATAGAATATACACGAGACATTAAATCTGGTTTAAGAGATGATATTCTTTCGGTTGAAAAGCAAGTAGATCGTATGGAAGACAAAATTAGATCTTCTGAACAAGAAACTCGTGAACTTATAGTAAATGCAGAAGAACGATTTGAGGCAAAAAGAGACGCTCTACAAAACGATTATGACCAAAAGGCCAGTCGTCTTGCAGAGCGAAATGATAATACTATAAAAGACCTTGAGACAAAGGTAGCTCGAGATCTGAAGGACCTTGAAGATCAGTTGACAAAGAAGTTGCAGCGGTCACTGGACAATCCACTTGCGAACTAAGGTCATGGATATATAACTGGATGAGTGCATAGTGAAGGACCTTCATAAGGTCTTTCCTTGCATCATCTGGTGATCCTTTCTTACCATAACGTTGAGCATATTTCATAACGTTACCAATACAAAATCCAGTACCATGACCACCATCAATAATAAATTCAGTTGCTTGAAATTTGTCAGTTGAATAATGACCTTTATACGTAGAATCAATATATGATTTAAATTGGCGAATCAATTCACCTTCATTATATTTGTAGTCTATCATTTTATCTCCTATAAATGTATGCTTTATAAAGTGAAGCATTTTTGATTCCACCGACAATATTTCCAAAGTAATCGTAAGAAACCTCGCCTTTTGAATTACAGAATGCATAATGTGGGTGAACAGCTTTCATTTTTTGGTATGGCTTACGACCACGAATAACAACTCTCCAGCGATAGTCATCTCCACGCTGTTTATTCCATTCGTTAAATCGCGAAACCATACCTCTAACCATTTGCAATTCTTGCATGTCTTTTTCATTATCAGGTGAAAAAGTGCCAACATATGAGTCAGTTGGATAACGTTGTGGTTCAATCGCCATTGTACATACCCTCCGCAATATAAGCAGCATAATCTGCTAAATCATTACCAATTGTTTCAAATTCCTCAATTGCAGATTCACGCTGTATTGGTTTACTAGCAAATTCTGCACGAACCATAGTCATGAACTGGTCACGAGGTGTATTATAATTTTCTTGAGCAAATTCTTGCCCCTCAAAAACTGCTTGTCCCATCTTACTCATAATCGTTTCCTTTCATCAATATTATACCTATTATTATACAACAAAAACCAGCCAATGTAAAGGCAATAATTTGAGTTAATGACATTGCATTTTCCATACACGCGCCATCACAATCTGATCCCGCTGATCCAAGAATAAGAATAAACCCAAAGAAAGCAATTAATCCACCCATCATTTTTGACATTACACTTCCTCCACTGTAATTTTATATTTCTTACCATTCATATCTTCAACACTAATTGTTTTTTTAGTAGATACGAAATAACCTTTGTCAGGATGTAAATCCATTTGAACTTTTGAAACATCGCTCAACTTGATACGATCGGGATTCATGTATTGATCTCTAATCAAACCTTTTTGTACTGCATCTGCAATATAATCACAATAAGCTAACATAACTATCTCTCCTAAGAACCTAAAACAATTTCATATGAACCATCTGCATCTTTTCTAAAAGCTTCGATAAAATAATGCCAATCAAAGTCGGCCTGAATACGAAGACTATTTGCAGCGCGGATAACATCTGCTTCATCACCTGAAGACAAAAATGACGATACTTGAGATTTTTCATAGTTGGGATAATCCCCACCTGAAATATAAGTATAAGTGATACGACTACCAGCTGGTGGTAAAGTAACATCATCACAAAGTACAGATTCTACAAAGTCATTCATCATTGGTTTAGTTCCTTTTTTCATTTTATAAGTATATTATACTATACTTTTTAGCCTTTGTAAACAAAAAAATGCACTTAATTTGAAAAAAAGTGCATTTAGTTTGAGAGGAAAATCAATAACTTAGGAATTATTTTAAAAAAATATTAAATATTCTCCACATATTCATCAATTAGAGGGAAGATTTTAGCAATTGCACAAGCACATTCCCTTGCAATTTCCATATGTTCTTTTTGAGTACCATTGGCAGATCTTAGCTCAATGTAATGAATCCAAGATCGAAGGGTACCATTCACATATAACCTAGACTTAGTCAATCCTTCAGGTAGTACAGCACGAGCTTGTTCTTTTGCAATACCATGATCTAAAGCCCACGCATAAACTTCTTGCACCATCCAAAGTACTCTACGTTGATGCCGATCCCATTCCCTCTGAAGTTCTTCACTATCAGTTTCAATAGAGTTCTGACGATTCTTTGTATCTTGCAATCGAGCTTCTCTAATCTCAAACTCATCAGTTAAATCACGAACATCAGCATATCGTTGAGAAAACTCTTGAAATGAAAATGATCTATGCCTTAATAGTTGTCTTGCAATGTCTCGAGTTGTTTCAACTTCTATGCAAGCAGATACCATTTCGAAGGGTGACCAGTGTTTGTGCTTTGCGAGATAGGCAAGTAACCTTTCTGACGTCGCAGAAGAAATTTGGTTCGAGGGGTTGGATACACGGGCGCAATACGCCACGAGTTCTTGGATATCATTACCGACATATAGTTCTCCTTCTGGGGTTTGCGAATATGAGATTAATCGTGCTTTCATGTCTGTGGATCCTGGCCTGGTTGGTAATATTGGGCTTCTTCTGGTTTTAAGGAATTTTTTATACTATCCTTAAGTATCTCGTTAAATCCTCTATCCAAAATCCATTGCTTAGCGGCTTCATCCATTTCTAATGAAATAATGCCTTGGTCTGAGTCATAGCTAATTACATCTAATTTCATAGTTTCCATCCATCAAATTTTTCAGCTGAAATTCTACCACCGGCATTTGACTTATCAAAAACTGGAGTATCATCAACCAGTTGTGGTTCTTGAGATTGATCCACATCGTATAGTCTCATTCTAGATCTATCTATACCGACAACAAATCTTTTATAAAGCGTGGGATCATTATAACGATTTTTAAGTTGCTTGACCATAAGTTGTCCATCTTTTTCGAGTTCTTCGGTTGAGATGAGTGCAAACATAAGATCGGCGGTAGCGGGTAATCCAAAAGACTCGGACGTATCTTCAAGCCCAACATCTGAGTTAGAATAACCCGAGCGAGTCGTTTGCGTTGCAGAGAACACCGGCACATCGAATTCGACGGCAAGTCCACGTAATTCTTCAGCAACTGCTTTAATGTAAGTGTATGAGTTGATTGCACCACCCATTCCCTTCATTCGAGATGAAGCACAGATATTTAAGTAATCAATAAAGATAATATCAGGTTCAAACTGTTTCTTTAATTTCAACTCATTCAATAAAGCTCTAAAGTGCCCTGCATGAGCTGACCCAGTAGGATATTCCTTTACAATCAATCGACCTGTAGTCTTACGAGCTAAGTTTGCAATTTTACTTGTAAACATATCTTTTGACATTTTATCGAGTTGATCAATGGGAACATTCAATAAGTTAGCATCGATACGCTCAGCAATACGTTCTTCTGCCATTTCCATCGTAATATAAAGAACATTACGACCTTCTACCAAAGCGCCACTAGCAACATGACACATGAATAGAGACTTGCCAACGCCAGTACCTGCAAGGGCAATGTTAAGTGTTTTACGTGGTACACCACCCTTTGTAATTTTATTGAGATAATCGAGATCAAAGGGAATCCTATCTTCTTCTGTATGGTAGAAATCAAATCGTTGTTCAGCATTATCAACATAATCGTGACCAACATTAGTATCAAAGGCTACGCCAAGAGCTTTTGTAAGAAGATCTGGTAAAGCATTCTTAGTTAAAGTATCATGTTTACCATCAATAATATTAATAGATTCCATTACTGCATTATAAATTGCACGATCTTGACACCACTTTTCAGTATTATCAAGTAACCAATTTTCATCTACTGTATCACCAACAAATAATTGTTTAGCAATTTCTACTGCAGCAGTAAAAGTATCACCATTTAGATTTGAATGCTCATTTAATTCTACTAAGAAAGTTTCTTGACTTGGTAGTTTATTATATTTTGCGACAAATTTACCAGCTTCTTTAAAGAGCGCTCTATATGGCCCTTCAAAGTATTCTGGTTTAATAAATGGTAACACCTTACGCATGTAATCTTCATTAGTTAAAAGATTACGCAGTATTGTATTCTCAATTTGTAAGTTCATCTCCATTTTCCCGATCATAAGCTTTCACAAAGCCTTCTTCAAGGCCTTTATCAATAATATCTAATAATACCATACCAGCGAAGTTTTGTAAACCATTATTTTCAACTGATAGGTTTTCATCGGGTGTATCTACAATTTGAAAGTCAAAAGTTAATGCCTCTTCTTTATCGTTATATCCAATTTCACCAAAGACAATAGTAGTCTCCACGAAGTCACCAGACTCAAAGCGTACTGCCCAAGCATCTGGATGTTCTTCGTGGTGTACTAATTTATAGTCTTTATTTTCACTCAATGATATCATCATCAATCTCAATAATCTTATTGCCACCAATTTTATAACACTGAGTTAAATATTCTTTAAAATCGGTTTCTTCAAAAATAGATGTCCAGAATTCGGGGTCAAGAGTTTGTTTTTCTCGTACCTTTTGATCTGAAATTTCTCCAGTTTCTCTATCAACTTTGGCGTACCAGCCATTAGAAGGTTTGGCAATATAGTTACCTGTAAGTGCAATTTCACGAAGACCAGAGAACTTTTGTACGCCACCTTCCCAAGATACTGAAATAGGAATCTTTGATTTTTCTTTGACATAACGAGATTTCTCAACGTTAATTACAAAGTCATAACCAGTAATTTCAGTTCCAGTCTTATTTTGTCGGCGACCAAGAATCCAGATATTATCGGCTGAGTAATAGATACCAGTACCACCAGAAACAATAGCCTTAGGGAACAATCCAATCTCTTGATAAGTATGGTTAACCGCAATCAATGGGATATTCTTCATTGCTAGATATGGTGTACACATACGGAACAAACCTTTTAATGCTTTTGCACGAGACATATCAGCAACTGATTTCTCATTCAGTGCATCTTCAAGTTCTTTCTTTGAAGCTAGGTTACCAACAGAGTCAATAACAATACAAACTCGATCGTTATAATCTAAAGACTCTAATTGATGTACAATATCAAATTTAAGTTCTTCTACGTTTGTAATAGGTGTGTGCAATACCCGAGAAGTATCGATCTCGAATTGTTCAAAGTATTGTTGTGGTGAACCAAACTCTGAATCATAAAACAATAATACTGCTTCAGGATATTTTTTAAGATATGCCGAAGCCATAATCAATGCAAACGAAGTTTTAAAGTGTTTTGATGGACCGGCAAGAACTGTTAGTCCTGGAGCTAGACCACCATCAGCACTGCCAGATAAAGCTACGTTAATCATTGGTACATCTGTTGGGATCATATCTTTATCGGTAAAGAATTTAGATTCAGAAAGAACTTCAGTGTGTTTGACTCTGGAATTCTTTTTTAGTTTATCCATAATGGACATATAGTACTCCTATTTCCTTTTGATTAATTAAGTTATATTATACCATAAATTCATCTAATTGTAAACCATTATTTTCATATTGTAGTGTTTGACTTTTATTATCTTGAATAAGAAAATTAGTATCAAGCATTTTATTATGAGATCTACCCTCAATAAAAGACTTTACTTCCATAGCCATATCTTTTGCTGTAGAAACTGGTACGTTTTGGCAAATGTGATTTAAGTTTGATAAACCACCATGAAGCTGAAAATCATTAGGCAATTTCATAATTGCCAAACATTCACGAATAGTTAGGTATCGATCTTCATCAGGATGAGTTAATGACGTTGGCATATGGCCAACAAAAGCACCAATATAATCCTTAGGGATCTCGGTATTCTTTCTCATGATATTACCACCAGCCGCAAGTTTATCGTACATACGAATGCACTTGGCTTCTTCACGCTCATAGTTATGAGCTTTCATCCATTTACCTACATCTAAATATGAGATCTTATGTGCCTCAATATAGTCTAATGGATTCGTGGTTTTTTCAATCTTATTTGCAAATTCCGCATGAGTAATACCTCCTTCTATTTCTTGAAGGACGTACTTATAAAACGGATTATCAGACGGCACACGAGAATTTGTGAGGATTTGGCTCATTGGATCATTAGGATCCCGTTTCACGGAACGTATCGTATCCTCGATTTTTTCGTGGTCCCTCTTTATATATTCAAAAACAGGGACTTTATCGCCCTTCCAGAAAAAATAAAATGTTCTATCTCTTACTTGCGAAAGGCCATGAAGAAGCGACTTAGTTTTGAAGATTGAGAAGGAATATCCAAATTCAGTTCCAATTGCTCTGAGTTTTGAGACGATCGGCGATCCCATTTTGCTTGCCAAGCGCGGTGCATTTTCCCCCCAAAAAACTGTAGGTTTAATATGCTCAAGCACAAGACGTGATGTATGTAACATCCAGTCATTTGTAGGGCTATCAGAAGCGGAAGAAGGACTAAGGCTGCTAAGGCCAGCGCAAGGGCAAACGGTGTTAACAACATCAACGCCATGAGCGCTACCCAGCTTTGAAGTATCATTGTCAAGGAGTGTGTATGGTACTGTTCCTCCGTAGTATTCGAGGAGGTGTTTGTCGTTGTTTGAAAAAACTTCATAGCTTAAAATATACTCCGGCTTTGTTCCAAATGCTTGTTGCATTGCTATAGTTTCACCGCCAATAAGTGGTACTATACTCGCATAATTCATATTAAAAAAATTCCTCTAAGCTATTTGTTTGACTTGACAAATAAGCTTTTTTATGTTGAATAGTAGTAGCTAATTTAATCTGACCTTTCCATGGACCAGATGGAACTAACTTTTCTTTTACCTTTATATATTCAGGCCATAAAGAAGCTAATTGGCGTTGAGCTTCGTTATGTACTTCAAGTGTGCGCCATGTAGAACAACCACCTTCAGCATTTGTTTCTGAACATGTTACCATATACTTAGCACTAATTCTATTTTTAAACCCACGAGTTAGAAGTTGTAAATTTACATCAAAATCTTCTGCTGCAGCAACGCGATTCCATTCAATATCAGTTGGCACATTTGGACCGTCATAAAAAACATTAGTCATAATGCGCTGGCATTCACGAATTGGCCATTGATTTACATCTGGGATAACCCATGCAGGTAAGAATCCACCATAGATAATTCCTTCATCCATCCAATCATTTATTAGATTAAATGCATCATCAAAGTCTTGACGAGTAAATTTACGACTTAGCCATTTGGTTCCTTCACCCGGATTTGGTTCTTTTACAACAAAGTCTAAGTCATCATCTAATACCATATGACGAGTATTTTTAAATTCGTTAAAGATCCATTCTCGAGTTGGAGCAATCCTATTAATTTCTTCTGGAAGCTTTAAAACTTTATTGCCATAGATCTCAACCATTTCATCAAATTCATGAGCTTGTACGACAAAGAATGTTTTATTTTGATATTCTTCTGGTAGGTTATTATAGGTAATTTGTTTATTGACTCTACCAAGAGTTGGGATAATAAAGCAATCGATCATAATATAATTCTTTCAAAATGGGTTGAGGAGCGTAGAATCTCCTCAACCCGGTTCCCTTAGTTGACGTTTTCAGATTGACCAGCTGATTTTGTGGCCCAAGCTAAATCAATTTCTAATTGTTTAACGCGTTGCGACAGCTGCTGTAATTGTAAAAATAAATCTTCATTAGTTGTTTTTGTTTCCATGATGGGTAACACCTTTGTTTCTTTTTCAAATGAATTCGTATTTGATACCAGTCTCATCAAACATCTCCTTAGTTTTGCGCCAAGATACTTCCCAAACTGGTGGTATTTCCATGTTGCGCATAACAACACGTTTTACACCAACTTGAATAATACCCTTTGCGCATTCTGAACATACTGGTAGTCCAGTGACATATAATGTAGCATTATCTAAAGATACTCCATTATATCCTGCATTATAAATTACGTTCATTTCAGCGTGAACTACCAGCTCGTATTTCCTTTCGCGATCATTATAACGTTCGTCGTTATCATCAATCCCTCGAGGAAAACCATTAAAGCCTTGGGCTAATACTTGACCTTTGGCTCCTACCGCCACAGCACCAATTTTGCGTGACGGGTCTTTCGACCAACTTGCTACTTCTTCAGCAAGTTTTAAATATCTTTGATCCCACTTATCTAATCCCATATACAAATCACTCTTTCCAGTTAGGATCTACTAATGTAAAGTGGCGAGAATACACGTGGAGATTTTGTACTTGCCAAATAATACTACCAGCTGTAGCTTGTAGATCAGTACTTAGTGAATTAAAATCATCTACTAAATGATCCAATACATACTTTTGCCAAGCATAATCATTTTTATAACCAAACACAACATCATTTGATCTCATTTGGACAACAGCGTGTAATTCATATTCAAAGTTTTTTTCAACATCTCCAACTTCTGGTCTTAGATAATATGAAACAGTGTTTGTACAAATAAAGTCATTTTTATCATGTTCTTTATATTCTTCCCAAATTGACGGGCGAGTATAGACCATAGTTGCTCGACGAGTAGTTTCTTGATTTGCTAACAATTCGTCAAGAACTTGTCCATACTGGTTATAATATTTATCAGAATAAATTAGATAACCATAGTTAGAATTTGTTTCACCATGTTTATTTGCGCTGTGTTTCCATGCAGCAGGTACTCCATTTGGATACTGGATATCATTTACGTTAGTGCTCATAGACTCATACCAATCAATTTCTGATTTAATGTATGCATCATTAGGAGTACCAAAAATATATGGTTGATCAGCTTCAAAACTAGCACCAATGATTTCAATCATTTTACAACCGGTGCGATCAATTTGAAACTTTTCATTATCTAAAGCGTAAATAAAAGTATCTCTAATATCTTCAGTTTTTAGCATTGGTTACTCTTTCCCTCAATCCACTTGTTGAAAATCTATGATCACGCTTATTAAAATATAGTATGATATCCCGTTGTTTACAAATATCTCTACCAGTGAAATCTGTATCTTTATATTCTACACCAAGAATGCGAATTTGTACATCCCTCATTTGCAAAATATCTTCAAGATCTGATTCGTGTAAATATGGGATAACTTCATCCACATATTTTACTGCTTCGAGTTGAGTATATCTTTCCACTATCGTTTGAACGGGTGGATTTTTTTCTTTACGATCAATACTCGGATCAATTTGTAAACATGCAATTAGATAGTCGCATTGTTGCTTTGCTTCACGTAACATTTCTACATGACCAGCATGAAGCAAATCAAACGTCGACGCTGTTATTCCCACTCTCATCAGAATTACTCACCTTGATTGTTGCAGTTGCAGATTTTGGTTTATTAAACATATTATGATTAGCATTTTGACCTTCCATCTTACCACGAATATATGATACAGCAAAGGAACAATAATTAATCATATCTTTATATGTGTCTTCAAGAGATTCAAATTGTGGATCACCACCAGCTTCAAGAAGCGATTGAGCACGAATAAGTTTTTGTGAAATCATATCATGGATAGTATCTACGCCACGACGATAATGCATTGCTTGAACAATATTCGAATTCTCATTTTGATAATCTTGAGATTTTTTAGTTTGCAGCTCTGCACATTCTTGCAAAACTTTAACAGATTCCTTCATCTACAGACTCCCATGTTGGAAAAATATTAATACGCTTTTCAGTCCATTCACCTAATACAGTAATTATACCAGGTTTATCAGCTCTTGTAAAGGATAAAGTGCTGCGCGCACCACCAGTATCCTTCCATTTTTGTGTGGTTAAAGAAAGATCTACAATAGAGACATGCATACCAATAATACGCATTTTATCATCGAATTGAAATCTTTTTAATAGATGGACATCAACTTTCTTACCACCATTATTATTACCGACCCACTGACGGTTTGATGGATCTTGTGAACAAGCATTCTTATCTTCAATAGGAACACCTTTGTAGACATGATCATAGCCATCAGCCATTTCTTCGTAAATATCTATACCAATTTCTTTCAATGAATCGATGAATAGAGTATTCAATGGAATATTTACTTGCTTACTGCGTTCTGCAGATCTTTGGCTAGAATCTACTTCATCAAGAACTTCGTATAGTTCTTTACCATACCAAGCTTTTGCAGCTGGTAGTTTTTCTTGATTCCATCGAGCAGCTACTAGTGGAGCAACTTGTTGGATGCCTTCAATAAGATCTGTATAAAAACCTGACGTATTCATTATTACCACTCCTTATGATTTCCAGCAGCTTCGTTTTCTTCAAAGCCTTTAGTATAAGCTACAATTTCAGCAGCTGACATGTCGCGACATTCAACCGGCTGACCATTATATGTTCCATCTTTATAGTAGTGCGGGTTATATGGGCGGCGATAATAACTATCAGCCATTCCACGATCATAAGGATAACCATGACGAGTATCAACAACATTCATAATATGATCTCCCTTAAAACTTGATTGAAGCTAAACCAGCATCGATTGGATCAATAATATATCCAAGATCTTTTGCAACTTTATACACTACAGCTTCAGTAGGAAGATCTGAAGATAGACTCTGACAATAAGCAACAATCTCTTGCCAATTTGTATGTGGGATTTCACGAGCTTTAAATTCAATCATGGTAGACTCCTCATTACCTTTTTTCATTTTATAAGTATATTATACCATGAAAAGTCGGGTTTGTAAACAAAAAAATGCACTTAATTTCAAAAAAAGTGCATTTAATTATCATTATCTGGAGAGACTATAAACGAATTTTTTAACTCATTTATATCTACCATAGTTCTATTGCCAGCTTCGTCTTCAACAGCAACTTGAAATGTTTCACCTTCAATGGCGCATAAAGAATCAAGAAGATCTATTAGTTCTCTAGTACTATCATCGATCTTTTTATCTTCTTTTTTCTTCTGATAAAATTCAAAATCGTATATATTACTCATCACATATTTTTATACACATATTCAATGGCACGATCAGCTTCTTTGTCCATTGGTCTGTTTTTATACCAATTACCAGTTTCTTCATCAAATTGGCGACAGAGCTGAGATACTTCATCAGACGTAATAGCATATCTCTTATCAATCGCATGCCCAGCAACTGCTACCATAATCTGGTACATTTTATGATACCAACCAGTTCTACTTATGCTAGAATATTCTGCAGCTAGATTTTTTGGCCAGAATGGGCAATCATGGTAAGATGACCAAGTAAAACTAGCATCTAATTTAGCTTTACGATGCTCAACAATTTGTTGTTGCATAGACTCTGGTAATCTATCAAAGAAATTATTCAATGAAGATTTTTCTGGCATAGGATGTTTAAAGATTAATTCATCAGGGTCAATAGGTTCACGAGCATCACTATTGAAAATAAAATTGTTAGCACCAGCGTAGTTCGCAGGGATGTAATACATCCGTGATAAATCTTTAGTTTGTCTATCTCCGAGATTTCCGAGCTCTGTTTGTAGTGCATACCAAAATTTTTTGATTCGATCTCCTCGCACAGCTTTCGTAAGTGGAAAGACAAGACGGAACTTCGGAAAATCAATGGTGCTGCTAGCAGTACTATAGCAAATAAACCGAAAATTAGGAAATCTACTGTATAACTCATCTTTTAAATCTCCATCGCATACAAATTCATCGACATCAACTGCACACCAGCCACTCCACTCTAATACATTATCATTTGCTCGGGTAGTCCCCACCACATAGGTGGCTGGAGACATAAGTTCTGCATCTTTTTTAGTTGCTAATTTTCTTTCTGAAAGATCAAATAAGACTCTTTCAAATGAATCAAAATCTTTTAAGTCAACCCGTTTTTCAGTTTTATTATCAAAAATGCTATTAAAGAGCGTTAGTGATATTGCCGATGTTGTCGACATGCGTAGGTGCCTCCCATCCTTCAGGCTTAATCAAATCAGGCAATCCCAAAGGATTTGGTCTTTCTTTCTTTTCGCCTGGAGTCTTAGCCATATTTGCAGTATGGACTCTATTCCAAGCACGATAAGAATTCACACCAAAAGCATCTAGTGTGCCAATAGCAACAACGCATAGATCAATAAGACCATCAACAATTTCATCTGGATCTTTATCTTCATTTACTGCTTTTTGAGTTTCTGCCAATTCTTCTTCAAGAAAGGCCATACGAAATTTCAAAAATTTAGACATTAGTTCTTTATTATCTAAATTCTTATCTACCCAATCATGCACACCAAACTTAACATGCATATCATTAATATCTTTTACCCAATCATTACTCATCTTCACCTCTTTTAAGCGGAGTTACATTATTAGTATATTGTACATCATCTTGATCGAAAAGTAAACAACTATTTTCAGGAACCTGATAACCCAAACTCTTTAAGAAATCAGTGTACGCTTCAAGCATTTCATCTAATGTTGCTTCATCTTTTAATTCAAAAGTAATTTTTCTTTGAGCAGTATATTCTTCATGTAGTTCTGGGCATTCCCATGTAAAAGTAATCATACAAAAAAGTCCTCTAAGCTTGCGACTGGTTCTGGTGTCCAGCCAACAGCATCCAATATTGGTATTAATGGTTCTAGAAAAGATTTTGAAAACTGCAAATCATAATCTACATACTTATTTAAATGTAATTCAGATGGTAAAACATCTGGAAAAGCAATTACATTTTCTTGAATAGCATTAGGCATTTTCATATATGTGAAATAAATCCTACTACCATTTGTTATCAATTCATATTTATTCTTTAGTTTATTGTCTTTGATTTGTTTATTATATAAGATCGATCCACGCACATGAATAGGCGTACCTTTCTTATATAGTTTTTCCCGATCTGCCCATTCGGTAATATTAGAAACAGATCGAGGAAATGCGACTTTTTCAGGAGATAAGCTATTAAATGTATTTTTAAAGTCTCGTATAAAAGCTTGAGTATCTTCTTCACCACCTGAAATAATAACTTTGAAGATATCTTTGAATTTATTACGACAGACTTCTGGAGTAGAGGATTTAATAGCTTCAATACCCATGATCTTAAGTTTAGGCTCAGCGTATTGTACACCTTCATTATTGTGTACATTTAGAATGTAGCGCTTCTTTGCTGTCCATATACCACGGTCAGCGATAACTTCTCTACCCATTTCCATACGAGGTTTATGGCAATTCATCTTATTAAATAGCGCGTCATATGCAACAGATATTTTAGGCTCAAAGAATTCTTTACAAATCTTATCAAGAAATTGCACTGGATTTTTTGGATTAAAGTTTTTGACAAGTGAACTAAAGTTAACATATAGTGAATCTGTATCAATTGCAATTACATAATCAATACCTTCAGTCTTAAGTACTTCATTCATTGCTTTATTTACAGCGATCTCAGCCCATTGAATAGCCAATTGCCCTGTTAATGTTACACCTTCAGCAAGACGAATATCAAAGTACTTAAACCATTGATTGCCTAGAGCTCCATAAAGAGAGTTCATAAGAATTTTAATAGCCATTTGCTGATTATTTAATTTATTGATCTCTTTTTCTAAAGCATTAGTTTTATTTTTTTGATAGTCTGATTCAGCTGCCAACATCATATTCTTAATAGCACGACGTTCGTCATAATAGTCTTCAATGATTCGAGGAATAACACCATCTTTGTCTTTACGATAAGTAGATCCATTAGCAGCAACTGTGCCTTCATGAATAACTTTTTCTGATTTTAAATAGTACTCTACACCTGAGTTTTCTGATTGATCAATAAGTGTTTCGGGTGACATATTCCACTGAACAATAATGTTCGGGTATAGACTATTTAAATCAAAAGAAACAACCCAGTCATGCGCACCCACTTGTGGCTCTTTTACATATCCACCAGCAAACTTTGTTTTACCAGTGTCTGGTTTATTTAAAGGTGGAATTGTTTTTTCTTGTTGAAGTTTACGATAAATGATTGATTCCCAAATAGCGGTGGTACCCATTGTATCACCGTAATTGACACCACCCTTATATGCCATAGTCATAGCAAGAGTAATCAAACCCATTTTATCTTCAAAGCGCTCAATTAACTCAACGTCTTTCATATTATAATCAATATAACGTTGAAAATCTTCTTTATATAGATTTTTTAGTGAACCAGATTGTTCGTACGAAAGTTTTTCATCACCAAGTACAACATTAGCAATATGGTTTAGTTTATAAGATTCTTGAGCACCATAAGAATAACCAAACTTTTGAAAGAGTTCTAGATAATCTAGTTGACTAATACCCTTAATGTCATACGTATCTTCAGCTTTACCACGACGAGTAACTTCTCTATAGTCAACTAAACCCCATGGTGAAAACCTTTTAATAGCTCCAGGACCTAAAATTTTAGCTGTACGATTAATTAGATATGGAACATCGAAAAAGCGAACATTCCAACCAGTAATCACATCTGGGCATACCGATTCACTAGCCCAAAAGTCAAGAAACTTTGTAAGCAGACTAACTTCATCGCGACATCGATAATAAGCAACTGGTTGAATAAGAGATTTTTCTCTATCAAAATCACCATATGCCCATACACGATATACATTATCTTTACTGGATTTATAGGTAATAGAAAGAATACGTTGAGAAGCTTCATTTGGATGTGGAAACCCATCTTCATATTCTGTTTCAATATCAAATGTACCTACATCAATAAGCTCGCGCTTAAATTCAATTTCGCGTGGGAACTTTTGAGTAATATATTGCTGCAAGTAATTTTTGTTACCAAAGATATATCGGCCTGCAACTTGTTCATTCATTTGAAGCCATTCTTTAGCTTCACGCATACTATCAAGTTCAATAGGCGCAACTGGCCGATCATTTAATGTTGACCAGCCAGTTTCTTTTTGGGACTGCACATAAAATACTGGTTTAAAATCGTTATCGCGCTTATAGATTTTTTTACCATCTGAACTATAACCACGATATAATATTGAATTACCATAACGAACTACGGACGTATAAAAAGACATACTTTCTCCATCACAATCAATAAGTATATTATACACAAGTTTACAGCAAATGTAAACCTATTTTTTCACATCAATGTCTTTTATTGCAGTATCACATTGTTGGCAACATTCTGGTGTACCACATTTGTCGTGAACTAAATCACCATCTACACCAAAAATTCTTTCCCAATTTTTTGAGTATGCGTCGGTATCTACTATTGGTCTTAGCTTAGATCCCTTACCATTGGTTGGTGTCATTCATTAATACCTTCCGCATAGACAGTTTTACCATTTACACGCGAGGCTGTTAAAATAGACTTACGATTTTCGCCATCTGCTCTGTATGAAACGTGTACCCAACCGGAATCAGGAATTCCTGGTGTATAGAATTCTAGAATAACTTGATCAAAGTCTAAATTATCTACAATCCAGTTTGCTAAGTCTGCGTTAGCTACTCCTGGAACTTCAATGTCTGCGGCTTGGCCTTTACAGTGTTGGCTAGTAGCGGATCCACCCACAGCTTCATTCAATTCAGGACAACGATATCCACTATTCAGAACTGTAGGACCAAAATGATCACGCACTTTCTGTACAACATTTTCAAAAAGTGCTACAGCAGCATCAAGGTGTTCTCCTTGAGGGGTATTATCAATGCCTTTACGCTCAGCGGTTTGAGACTTTGTAAATTCGGCCATTGAGAAATTTTTAGACAGTTTCATGTTATCTCCTATTAGAAAATGAAAGGGAGCCCAAAGACTCCCCTTTATTTATTCACTAGTTTTATTTATTGTCTATAATACGCCGGACAATATCGTGATGCGATACATTTTTAAAATCATTAGTATGATCTTTTAAATATGTCGCAGTTTCCCACGCCGCTTGCATGCGCCGTGCTTCCATGAGGCTATTTAAAAAGCCACCAAAGAAATTAATTACCGGCATTACCATTTTCTTCAGTGAGAAAGTGGGTCTCCGGAACGCTACTTGTGTTTTCATTTGAGTTTCCTCGTAAGGTTGAATTGATTTCGATTTTACGAGGACGCATTTCTTCTGGGACGACTACTTCTAAATAAATAGCAAGAATACCGTCTACTAGATCTGCTCCATTTACTTGAACATATTCAGACATCCGAAAGGTTTTTTCGAACTTCTTAGTAGAAATACTTTTGTGAATGTATTCCCTACCACGATTTTCATGGTTACCTCTTACCTTCAATGTTCTATCTTTCACGTCAATTTCTAACTCATTGAGGTGGAAACCTGCAACAGCTAATTCAATTGTATATCTAGTATCGTCTTCTTTTACGATATTATGTGGAGGATAGTTATCTTTTGAATGTCTAGCCACTCGGTCAAGCTCATCAAATAAATGATCGAACCCAACAAACGCTGAACGTGGAAAGAGAGTATGTACACCTTGTGTATTAGTCATTATTGACCTCCTATTTAAAGCAAGGTTATGTTTTAAGACCGGCGCTATTCGCCGCATCCGTTATTATATATACGAGAATCTTATGAGATTTTAATTAGATTCTAAATATTGTACTAAGTTTTCTGGTTTGGTTTCACCATATGGATCTGTATCTTCACCGTCGTTATTGATACCTGGCTCTTGCCACCATTTTTCAATAACACCATCGTTGAATACACACATATAGCGCCATGATCTGTTGCCAAATCCTAAATGGTTTTTACCAATAAGCATGCCCATGAATCGAGTAAAGTTACCAGATCCATCAGGAATTACTTTTACGTTCTGAATATTCTGAGCTTTAGCCCATGCGTTCATAACAAAAGCATCATTGACAGAAATGCAATACACTTCGTCAATACCTAAACTACGAATTTTATCATAGTTCTCTTCAAAACCTGGAAGCTGATACGTAGAACATGTTGGTGTAAATGCTCCAGGTAAACTAAAGATTGCTACTCTTTTTCCTTTTAAGAGAGAATCGCTTGTTACATCTTCCCAGCGATATGGGTTAGGTCCTTCTATACTTTCATCACGAACACGAGTTTTAAACACCACGCAGGGTGCTTTAAAGCCTTCAATCATTTTACTTATTACCTATATTATATTTTGGACATAATTCCCAGTTGTTTTTATCCTTAAACGGGATAATTTTAATCTGACGAAGAGGGGCAACTGGTTGAGCTTGTGCCTTATCGTCAATTGTAATAAGACCCCAATCACTCATAAGAGTTGCGATCGTATTACGTCTAGCAATATCATTTTCTTCTAAGTTGGATTTTTTACCATCAAGGAGAAATAACTCCTTAAAATGAACGATAAAATATCTACCTTGCTTATGTAGAATATGACAAGATTGAAATAGTTTATTTTCTTTTCTAGAAGCCACACCGATTCGAGTAAGTGTTTCACGCACTTTTAAGAAATCATCGGGCTCGTTGAGGGTAACCTCTAGCATATGGCCAGGGTTCCAATCAATTAAATTATTTTCTTCCACCTTTATAAACCTTTGTTTTTAAGTTTGTTATTTGGTCTGGCGATAGAAGAGATAGTACTTGGCGGGCTTTTTCGTTGCTATAACCATAATACTGTTTAATTACTTCCACGTCATCGATATTATGGGCTTTCACCCATTTAGAAAATCTTTTTTTCTTCCTAATCATATTTATAAGAAAGTCGTTTTTAAGAAGATTATCGATTTGGTGGTAGCGATTCATCTCGTTAGCAAACAAGACAGTGTCATGGAAATAAGATAACCCACGGTTAACCATAAACCCATTATATTCTTTTTCGCTGATGTCATCAACTATTAGCTGTTCTTTAGTATAGTTGATAGCATTAAGGTAATCAAACGGAGATTTCGACATTGGCCATAATCTCCGTCATACACGCAACTACGTTTAGTTCATGATCAGCAACAAAAGCTTGTTTATATTGATAATCTGCTAGAATAAGAACTAATTGCGGAATTGAGTGTGGTTGAATATTAGAATTCATACGATCATAAATTGCTCTAAAGATAGCAGACGCATCAGTATCAATATTATTTGCTACCCACGTACGCATTCCTTTAAAGTTTTTATCTTTTAGTTGCTTAAACAACTCATCGTAATTATCTGCACGAGCAACAGAATGAGTAATACCAGTTAAAGACTGGCGTTGTAACTCATTTAGAATACGACGTAAATCTGGTGCAAACTTCATAATAATTTCTGCAACAGCTTTTTGTTCGTATTCAACACCCTCGGTTTTGAGGATACCTTCTACGCGTTTCATAAACTCCATAGCAATATTTGGTAATGCTTTTTTAGAAATATTAAATTCATATACACCACAACGAGAGTGCAATGGCTCAATAATTCTATTTTTGAAGTTACACGTAAGGATAAACCTGCAGTTATTGGCAAACTCTTCAATAAAACCACGAAGAGCCGGTTGTGTTGACTGCGGGTTCAAGTAATCTGCCTCATCAAGGATCACAACCTTATAACCACCTTGTAGTGAGACAGATGACGCGAACTGCTTGATCTTGCCACGGAGGGTTTCAATATTACCTTCCTCAGATCCATTAATTAAGATCCAGTCGAGGCCAAGTTCATTACAAAGAGCTTTGGCCACCGTGGTCTTACCAAGACCTGCTGTACCAGTAAACAGCATATTGGGCAGTTCGCCAGATTCAACAATTTTAGTAAAAGTGTTTTTTAAATCTTCGGTAAGTACACAATCAGAAATAGTTTTTGGGCGATACTTTTCTACCCATAAGAAATCATTAGACATTCACGTACTCCATAATATAAAGAAAAGTTGAGGGGCTAACCGTGGCCCCTCGCGCGCGTATTAAGTCGCGACACTATCACCACCATGGGAGTGGTTATTCATCAGTTTCAGCATCAGCCATGGCTTGTTCTTGTTCAAGATTTTCTACAAGCTGAATGACTTGAATACACTGATCACGTAGTCCACCAATGGTAGACAGTTCTTCACCTTTAAAGGCACCACGTTGTGTCATTGCATCAATAACAGCTACGGTTGACCGCGCTGATTTATTAGCAACATCACTAAGTTGTTGAACAGTTTCAGACATATTATACTCCAAATGTTGAGGTTTTTTCAAGTGCGATCCAGTATTTTACTGGAGTTGATTTATTACTAAACTCTGAGATGAGCTTAGAAGAAATCTTAACGTCATAATCTCCGGGAAGAATTTTAAGATTGCTAATGCTAAGAATAAAATTAAATGCTGCGCCTTCTGTATAGTTGCCATCAATATCAATTGAAAATACATTAGACGTAGTATTTTTCGAGTCAACCACAGAGAGATTAATTACACCATCACTTGGTGTGATTGATACTTCTCCATGACCTAGAGCAGATGCCGCACGTTTTACTTTATTTAATGTGTCATTATCTAAAGTAAATGAAACTTCCGCTTCAGGCATCTTAATATCTTTTTGCGGAGTAGTCAAAGTTTCTTCAGCTGAGAAAAAGTATTTGACTCGAGATCTACCAGAAGAATCAGAAATGCGAACATGTCCTTCATCAAACTGCAGATTAGGTGCATCAACAAGCCCAAGCACGCTGATAAATTCATTTAGATCATAGATACCAAAATCTTTTGAAAAGCTTTCGGTAACTTCGGCTGAAGCTAAAACATTACGAGCTTCAGAGATAGTTTTGATTGTAGTGCCTTCACGAATCAAAATATTCTGGTTAATACCAGAAAAGTTTTTTAATACCGATAGGGTGTTTTCACTTAGTTCCATTATATACTCCACGTTTCAATATACTTATATTATACACAATTTTCATAGGTTTGTAAACAGTTTTATGCATTCATTTTACTAAAATTTTTGTCTTTTATGAATTCAATCTTAGATTTGAATTTACCATCTAAGATATCTCCTTTATGTGATATCACAAATACGTTTGTATCTTCTGTTAATGTAGATAAAATCTTAAGGAGATTTTCTACTCCATCTACATCAAGTGAAGAATCAAATGTCTCATCAAGAATCAAAAGATTTGTTGAGATTGAATTCTTCATCTTAGCAATTTGTCTCCACGTAAAGAGTAAAGCCAAATCGATTCTTTGTTTCTCACCTTCAGAGAAGGAAGCATAAGTAAACTCATCACGATGACGTGATCGAATAGTTTCTTGGAATGATTCGTCCAAATCAAAATGAACGAAGAAATCAAGCACTTGTAAATATTGATTAACGAGATTATTTATAACTGGTAAATACTGTTTTATAATCTTTGTCTTGATACCAGTATCTTTTAGCATTTCACCAATTACTTCGTTGTACGATCTTTGCTCACTGAGAAATAACCTTTGCTCCTGATAGGTATCTTTTTGATCTGATAAGTTCTGAAGAGTCTCCGTTGCTTCTGCCAGATCTCCTCCTCCACCTTCGATTTTGGTAAGATCACTTCTTTTAACTGATAGTCCAGACGAAATCTGCCCAAGTCTCTTATTGTTAGTGAGTAATAAATGCTGTTTGTTCGCGATAGCCTGGTGTACCTTATTCGCGACGTTAAGATCTGATTCAGTTTGACCTGATTCTTGAGAGATAGTGTTAAGTTTTGAACTAATGGTTTTTGCAGAAGAAGTTGCATCGGCGATTTTTGACGAGCGTAATTCGCTACCAATATCTTGGGAACAAGTTGGGCACGTGGTGTTATCTTCGAAGAACTTCGTTTCTTTGACGAGCTTTTTAATTTCTGATTTGAGCTCATGTTCATGCTCCTTTAATGAAGACTGTTTTGAATTTAATTTAGCTAAAGTCTCTGAAACCTTTTGCGTATTGGATTCAATGAACGTCCCGAGCTCAGAGTTTTCGTTCGTGAGTCTTGTCTGTTCTTCCTCAAGTTCAATAATTTCCTCTTTAATCTTATCCGCGTATTCTTTATTAAGCGCTTTAACATCTTTGATATACTTCTTTTGTGTATCAACTTTATTAACAATGAGATCTAATTGATAAGAAATTTCGTTTGTTTTATCTTTTAAGATGCCATTCTTTTCACGCAGTAATTGATTCATTTTAGAGAATACGTTAATATCCAACAAGTCTTCAATTACTTCACGTCTATGGCCACCAGGTAGTTGCATAAAGGGAATGAATGAGGAAGAACCCAATACAACTACCTGATGGAACGTTTTATGCGTTAACTTAAGAATATTTTGTTCTATGATTTTTTGATATTCTTTAGAATGAGATGCTTGATCAATCATTGATCCATTCTGCCAAATCTCAAAAATTCCTGGTTTAATACCACGCACAATTTTATATTCTACATTGCCAACAGCAAATTCTACTTCTACAACACAATCTTTCTTATTGATTGAGTTAACCAATTGTGGTTTATTAATATTACGGTGTGGTTTACCAAATAACGCAAATGAAATAGCATCTAGCATTGTTGATTTGCCAGAACCATTATGGCCAATAATCAATGTTGATTGGCTTTTATTCAAATGGATTTCAGTAAACTTATTACCAGTAGATAAAAAGTTTTTATATTTTATAGATTTAAATAATAGCATTCAACTCACACTACTTCGAGGGATTGCGCCTCGGTCATAAGATCTGTCATTTCATTTTTAATACGATCTTTATTTAGATCCGTATCAACATTATCAATATATGCACTTAAGAGTTGTGAAGTATCTTCAACAGATATACCATCATCTGATACATTTTCACCAATAAACTCCTGAAAATTCTCAGCAATTTTAAGTTCATAGATATCTTGATTCGAAATCTTATCAATAAATCGGTCAAAAGTAAATGATTCAGACTTATTTACTACAATAACTTTTACAAATTTGTTGGTAAGATCTTTTATCTTATAGTTATTATAATCTATTTCTTTGTCATTGTACACAATTTTTTCGTACAAAGTGTGCGGATTTCTCACGGGTGTAAGTTCACGAGTTTTTGTATCTAATACGTGAAAATACTTAGGATCTCCACAATCAGACCAAGTCAATTCCATTTGACTACCAAGGTATTTAACATTGCCTTGTTCCGATTTAGTATGGAAATGCCCAGACATAACTAATTCAAATTTTTTGAAAATGGTTGGATCCATTCCACCATTATTAGTAACACCTCTCATCATTTCAAATCCATTTAATTCTAGATGAGCACCAATAATTTGAGCATCACATGATTGAATCCAATCAACTGTAGCTTTATAGTTTTCACTAGTAATCCATGGAATTAATCCCAACTTAAGACCATCATAGTCCATAACAGTTGGCTCCATAATAATATGAACGTTATTCATATAATGCCCAAGAAACTCTTTTAGCGAGTTTAGCTCATTAGTATTTTTATAATACGTATCATGATTACCAGGAATAATATCCATAGTCATACCATTATCGCGTAATGGATCTAAGAATACTTTACGATTATGATTAACCGCTTTAACATTAATTTGTTTACGGTTATCGTAATAATCACCTAAATGTAGTACATGCGTGATTTTGTTTTCAATACAATATGGAAAAAAAGTATCGGTATAAAATCTAGTCTGATTTTCTAAAAAAATATCAGAAGAATTCCTGACATCACAGTGTGTGTCATTCAGTATCGCCACTTTCATTAGACAATTTCTCCTTTACTTCCGCAACATTATCAATTTTTCTTAAGACAACATAACCATCAAAAATATCAAATGATAACATATCGCCTTCTTTAGCATCAATTTGTTCTAGGATTTCATCGGGAATAGGGAGGATAAGATCTTCACCATCTTCAATAACTGTTGTAGTATAACGCTTTACTAGTTCACTCATTCTAAAAACTCCGTTAAATCTGAGTCTACACTTTTAGTACGCTTTTTACGTACCTTCTCTTTTTTTACAAGCTCTTTAACTTCACCATCAACATGACGTACACGTTCAATTCTATCTTTCAAAGAATCGACAAAACTACCAATGGTATATTGACTCATTGCATCATTATCATCTGACGTAATAAAGTTTTCAATACCAGAACTAGTAAGATACTTCATCTTAATTTCTTGTTGTTTTTTCTCTTTTGCAATTCTACGTAAAAACGCATACCAAGTGATTTGTGTAAAGTACGCAAAAGCATTTGGTTTACCAGTTCTAGTTGCTGCTTCAATATCGTAATTATGAATAGCCTTTAAGCAATTTTCAACTGCGTCCATAACCATTTCTTCACGATAAGTATAGCGAATAAAATTGGCTTTATGCGATAATCCTTCGGCAATACGTAAGAAACATTGCGCAATATAATCTGGGACTTTTGGGATTTCAGTTTTAGTTGTTCTAGCTTCATTAACTGTACGAACGTAGTCAACAACCGATTGAGAAAACTGAGCATTATTTACATAATGAATACTTTCTCTTTTAGTTCTAGCCATATCAGTTCCTATACATATAATTCATTTTATAGTTTATTATATACCATCATGTAGCAAAAGTACACTATTAAATTTGCGCTTGAGTAAAAAAAATAGTTGTGTACAGATGTGCATATCCATGGTATAATAAAGAGTAATCCGGAGAGAAGGGGATATACCTTTAATGGAATGTCTTTGGAAATTTAATTACTTTACTGTCTGAATTAATTTCAGTAGATTCGGAGTTTTCATCCATTTCTGCAATTTCAGAAATTTCTTCATCCATTGTAGCAGCCAAATTTTCCAAGTACTCTTCCAATTCTTCGTCATCCATACCATAGACATCATCTAATGGTAAATCTCTCTTGACAGTAGTACTACTATTTATCATCTCTAATATTACATTGGAATAGTGTTTCATTAAAGAATCAGATGGTGTTGCTTCAGAAATAACATGTCCAGAATTTAGCGTCTGCATCATTTCTGGATCATCTTGAAAACCCATCCATGGTCTAAAGGCAAAAAATCTAGTTTTAGTTTCTGGGTCAATTCCCTGAATTAGTTTTAGTGCAGCTCTTACTAGAATTGCTGAATTTTCTTCATTATCCCATTCTATTACTTCACAAATAATCTCATCATCATTAGTCAGTTTAAACTGTTTGATTTGAAGATCCATTAATTTTTACCTTATATGTTTTGTTATTAAAGTTTTCACGATTGTAAATTTTGTACCGCTCATCGGAATGTAAATATGCAAAGTTAACATGTTGGGTATTCTTCAAATCATCAATAATATCATATAACGTGGTTGGTTCACCATTATCAGATTTTCTTAATCCTCTACCAATTGATTGAAGAACTCTTATCTGAGATTTAGACGGTGACGCAAATATAATGTTATGCAAATTGCGAATATTAATCCCAGTACTGAAAGTACCAAGACTAGCAACAATAATTGAATTCTTTTGTTTCTCCACAATTCCTCTTATAGCTTCTCGATCAGAAGTATCAACTTGGCCAGATACAAAAAACACTTTTCTTTTTTCGTCTACCTTACTATTTATCATATCGAAAAGTGGCTTCCCGTGCTTCTCAACATAGTTAAATAAGACTAACGTATTACCTTTTTGATCCACCGCCAAATTTCTAATAAAGTTATTGCGTTTCTCGTTAGACACAATCCATTCGATTTCTTCTTGATATGTTCTTTTTCCAAAGTCTTCTCTAGATTCTTGGTCATAATCCAATACAATCCTTTTAATATTGAGTTGTGCTAGAGTGTCATTATCCTGAAGTGCTTTCGTAGTTGTAACTTTATATATCTTACCAAATAAGCCTTGAAGTACAAGTTCATGTGTTTGTGTTCCATCGAGTGTTCCTGTAGTACCAAATCTATATGCAGCTTCTGTGCACTTATTCATAATTTGCATTAATGATTTAGACTTAAATCCATGGCACTCATCTCCAACAATCATACCAAATTGTTGAAACCATGCTTTTGGTAATTTATAAATTGATTGCCATGTAGAAATAATAATAGGGCAACTAGTATCTTTATCTTTACCAGAATAAATTTTGTGGCTTAATCCCTTTGGCATTCCGTAAGACACAAAATCATTATCCATTTGTTCTACTAAAGATGTTGTAGGAACAATTACAAGCACCTTTTGTTTTTTCTCAGCATATTTCATTAAAAAATAACTAGCTAAAGAATAAATTATTAAAGATTTACCTGAACCAGTTGGAGATAACAATATTGCTCTTTTTCTTCGAAGACCTTCCATTACAGCTAAATACTGATATTCGCGAATTTTAAATGGTAAATTTAACCGATCAATAAAAGATAATAACTCTTTAGCATTAGGTCTTTCTTCAGAATAAACTGGACCATATTTTTCTGAAACAACTGGTACTATATTATAGCCCCGCGTTTCACCGAATTTAAGTAAATGGTATATTAAACCAGCAGGCAATTCATTACTATTAGTGTCAAACAGTCGGATTTTTCCATCCCATATACGCCGTTTAAAGGCAGGCATATATTGATAACCAGGAACAAAGAAAGAAAAAAACTCTTTTAGCTCTGCGGCTTGTCCGAAATTGCACTCAATATAAAGATTAGCATGATCTAGTTTCCAGATTCGAATTGTTTCCATCGTATAATGTTGCTTATCGTTTGGTGGCGCCAATTAAGATTTCCTACTATTTCTTGAAGTGTTTCGGTTATAGTTTTCCAATACTGAATTAGCTCTTCACTTTTTTGAATTTCTGGATCTGAATCGTAATAGTGATCCATATCCCCTTTCATAATTTTTAATCCATTAAATGGATCTGGGTCCCACCCATGTTCTTCCATCTCTTCCTGAGACATCTTACCATTATACCAAAGCCACTTATATTTTAATAGTGTCTTTTGTCGCATTTCACTTTTCTTCAACTTAATTTTAGCTTGTGCTAAAAGTTGTAGATATTTTGCATGCAGTTGAGGGGTATCACGGGAAGATTCATCAAGCTTAGCGTTATTAATTCGTGAGTCTTCTGCCCACATGTCGAGAATAGTCTCAAGCTCTTTCATAATATAACTCCATTGTATAGGATTATCTATATAAATTCAAAATACGTAAATCTGAACGAAACTGTAAATGTTATAAATTCTGTACCACTTGCGGTAGATTCAAATTGAATATCACCTAATGCTGTTGGGCAACATTCTAAATATTTTACTTGTTTAGTTGTATTGTTTTGGCTTGATAAAATAGATAAAGTAATATCTGAATAAGTTGGAGCGCTACTAGCATTTCTATCTAGTGCTGATACTGGTAGATTATCAACTACTCTACGAATCCAAGCATACATTTCATTATATGCTGTCATATCTTCATCTAAAATAATATTAGCAGATAGCTCATTAAATGTTAGTGAACCACCAACGATTGGTACCCCTTGAATTTTTCTAAAAGGTACTTCGGATGGATTTAAAATCATACCAGGATGAGTAACTGTTTGCGCAAAATATTCTAAGTTTGGATAGTTCTCGCGATCAATTACTAGTTTATAACTGGTAGGTTGCAAGTAATTTAAATTTGTAGTTAATGCCATTCTAGTATCTCCAATACAATACTATTTATATCAATTATAAACCATTATTTAAGCAAAAAAAGAGAGCCCCGAAGGGCTCTCTAAGTAAGCATTAATATTATTATTATTACAGTGTCTTATGCGAGGATATTGTCTACGCGGAAGATTCTGTAGTACTGGTTTGAACGATCGGCAGCCAAACCAGAAGCAGGAGACGAACCAACGAATGGGTTTGAAGCCATACCGTAGCGAGTCTTAAAGCCAATCTTAGGCTGGAAAGTATCTTCACCAACCGCACGTACCATTGTTAATGGAACGTATGGGCAATAGAAGAGACCTGCGTCATATGGGTTAGTACCCTTATAACCAACGTTGATGTAATCAGCAGTTGCATATGGATCAATGTAAACCCGTGTGCGACCATTAAGAACACCAGCGAATGTGTTACCAGTATCGTCAACGTTCAAGTTAGTTGCCATTGCTGGATTATAGTCAAGCATACCAGAAGCAGCAAGAGCAGAAGCAACATCTGAAGAACAGATGATGAAGTTACCTTTACCACGACGAGTTTCTTTAGCAATTACGTTAGACTCACGCTCGATCTGAAGGATCAGACCTTTGAACTTCTCAACAGACCAACGTCCATCAGCATCAGTTGCAAGATCGAAGATACCAGCAGTCTGGATACCAGCCTGGCGTGAACCAATCTTAGCTTGAGCATTGATAGTGCGAATAACTTCGCGGTTGATTTCAGCCAAGATCTCAGTTGAGAGAATGTTAGCCAATTCTGTTTCAGCATCCAAGCCATGAATAGCTTTAAGATCCTGAGCGAGTTCCAAGGTGTACTCAGCTTTCAATGCCCGGCTTTTCGCAGTCACTGTAGCTTTTTCGATGGTGAAGCCCATTTGAGCAAAATCTTCGCCACCTGATACGCCAAGAGCTTCTGCTTCTGAAGTCTCATACGCATCGCCTTTATAAGGAACGTAGGTTGAACCTGAATCAACAATAGATGAATCAGTATCTGTATCAGTTGCACCAGCCAAACCTGATGGTCCGCGTGAACCGTTACCAGTTGTTGCTGAGTCACCTGAGTAACCAACAGCTGCTTCGTTAAAGAGAGCTTCGCTGCCTGCTGATACGCCGGCTTTTGACTTCTGGTAAGTTGACTTCATTGCGAAGATCAAACCAGTTGGACCAGTCATTGGCTGTACACCACAAACGTCGTATGCCATAAGGTTAGGCATTGCACGTCTTACAAGTGCAATCAGAACTGGGTTCCAGTTTGCACCAGTTGTGCCATGAGCTGCACCAGTTACAGATGCATTTGTGTTATCTTCATGAAGCATACCTTCTTCGCGAAGTGCACGCTCTTGGTTTTCGAGAACCGCTGCAGTAACTGCACGGCGATGGCTGTCTTTAATAGAACCGGCTGTCTCTTCGTTAAGAACTGGAGACCACTTTTCTACAAGACGATCGTAAGAAATAGTGTTATTCATTTTAGTGACACTCCTTATTTAGATGTCTTTTTAATAGCTGACAGATATGAATTCATAACATCAGAAGATTCGACTTCATAAGCACCTTCTTCGTCAATTACTTCTTCTGCAACTGTCGTTGATTTATTGAAATAAGATTCTTTTACTGTTGCTACTTTGGCTGCAAATACATCTGCAGTATCAAAATCAACATCAGCTACAAGAGACTTAAGTTTTTCGACTTGAGTTTCTGCAAGATCACGAGAAGCTTCACGAATGATTTGCTCCCGCTTAAGAACTTCCAGTTCCTCTGCCATCACGATGGCTTTACCAGTCTGAGCGTTAAGTTGCTCTTCGAGCTCACTAACTTCAGCTGCTAATTCGTCAACCAGGTCGACTTTAGACTCAGGTACTTCGATATAAGATTCTGTGAACAGATCTTTCAAAGAAGTCATAAACTTCTCAGCAATTTCAGTTCTCAGACCAGATTCGATAGCAACCTTATTGTCTTCCATCCATTGTTCGACAACATAGTTCAGGTATGAATCTACCTTCTCTACAAGATCTTGTTTTGTATTAGTTACTTCTTCAGCAATTTCTTCTTCGTATTTAGCTTCAAGACGATCAATCTCTTCTGCTAATTTAGATTTAATGGCTGCTTCGAAAATAACTTCAGCTTTAGATTTGAATTCTTCAGAAAGTGTAGCTTCTGATTGAACTAAAGCATTAAGGTCTTGTGAAAAATCAGCTTTATACGCGAAATCAGATTCTGCAATCTGCTCGCCTTCTACTGCTTCTACACCTTCGGCCTTATAGTTATACATTGCCGCAAGCTGTTCTCTGTTCATTGTCTGCATTTTGCCAACTGTAGCTGCAATTAAACCAGCTTTAGTCTTAGGCATTGGTTCTGCATTTTTAGCATCTTTTGCAGCACCCTTACCATTACGGCCAGCAACTGATGTAGCATCAGCAGCTTTATCCGCATCCGCAACAGATTGTGCTTCGGCGTTCTTCGGATCATGAGCTTCTTCCACAACTTCGTCCTCAACTTCGTCGTGGAGTTCTACGTCCTGATCAATTTCATACTTATCAGTCATAATTGACTCCTATTTATCTAATTTTGAGTAACGAGAGGAAATTTTTAAACTCACGAACCTGAGTCTCATAAAGATCAGATCGTGGAGCCTTTTTAATTTCAGTCTCCATTTTTTCAATTGTTTGTGCTTGAATAATACCGTTATTCCAAACCCATTCTACGCCTTCCATAATCCCATTAACGAAAGCAGACGGTGCAGATGGATCTTGTACTATATCAATTGCGTTAAGTAGGAAATCTTCTTTCACTACCATAGCGCCGTTTTGTTGCATCAAACTTCCCATACCACGAGTCGAAACACCCAGTCCGACGCCACCATCGAGTAGACCTTGAACGATCATACCCATAGGAGTGTCTAGTACTGAGGCCTTTCCCACAACATCGTTTCCTGACCAAGTCAAAGATTCGATTTTGTGTGAAACTTTATCAAGGTTAACTGTTGGACCCTCAGGGTGATTCAATTCACCAACAGCTCTACCTTTTGAAACTTGTACGTCGTTATATCTACCAATAGCTTTTTCCATTATAGCTTTGGGATAAATTCGACCATTTCTATTCTTTTGATCGGCCTGAGCAAAGATACCTTCGATGAAGTACTTTTTACCACCACCGGCCTTTGCCTCGGTAAGTACTTCTAAACTTTGATCAGTATATTCTGCAATAAGCTTCATAAGCTCAGCCCTTATATTGTTTAACGAATTCTAAACCAGCTTTCTCAGCCTCTTTCTGAGACTTATAAGAATCTAATGCTTCTCCATCGACATAGGTAATAAACTTACCTTTATCTAAATGAATCATGACCTGCACACCTTTGATTTTTTTATCAAAGACGTGTTTACCGGCCGGCATTTTTTGTTCTCTTAATTGTGAAAACTGTTTCATTTAAAATTACCTTCGTATATATTTATATGTTTTTTATTTTCTACTTAGAGGCTTTTTTACGAATTGTCTTCTTCATCTTCTTAGGCACCGGAATCTGATTCATCTGATTCTTCATCATCGGTTTCGAGTTCTTCTGTGGAGTCGGTCTCGACATTCTCATCTTCATTTTCCTCTGCATCTAAGTCATTATAAATTTGACCAGCCACTTCAATCTTTTTTTGGTCTAAAATATCATTTAATTTTACTGTCATCATATTATTAAATACTGAATTAGCTTTATTGTAATCTTGATCTAATGCATGTTGCACTAAATCTTCGATTGGATTTGGTATTACTTCACCGTCAATGTCTGACATAATTATTCCTCGTCACTTTGGTTTTGACCAGCTGCCTGGTCGTCTTGGGATTGCTTAGCCATATTTTCAATATCTTCATCTGAGAAATTAAGGACATTTTTCATAATCCATTCTCTAGAGAAATATTGATCTACATAATTATTAACCATATCAAGCGTTTGTAACTTTTCACGTAGAACTTCAAGATCTTTTAATTCTGTGAAATGGTTATCTCTAATATAGTCAACAATAATATCATTCTTCATGTTATTCCAATCATCTTCAGTAATAATACCTTTTAGTATTAGCTGAGTTTTTAGAATACCAGTGAATAATTGACTAAACTTCATACGAAGTCTATCAATAAACTTTTGGAATTTCAATTCATCGCGACTAATCTCTGTAGATCTACCAAGAGAGAATTGAGACTCTTGTTCTAAGCGACTAATTGGAACATTTAAAGAACGATATAATCTTTTTTGGAAATAAATAATATCATCAATCTGCCCAAGGTTTTCACCACCGGGTAAAGTTGAGATCTCAGTGCCTCGGCCGCCTTCGCGCCTTGGTAACCAAAAATCTTCAAGCAATGATTGATGCTTACGATCATCTTTTAATTCGCCAGTTTTTGCATCATAGACAAGCTTATTTCTATATCTTGTCATAATGTCTTTCATATATTGTTCAGACTTACCTTTTGGTAAGTTACCAACATCAATATAAAAGATTCTTCTTTCTGGTGCACGAGCCAAACGATAGATAACAAGAGAGTCTTCCATCATTCTTAATTGGTTAATTGGTTTAAGTGCTTTATGCAAATAAGATAAAATCTTTTTCTTACTCTCATCTAATAAACCAGATGTCACATAAGAAACTGAGTCTAAAGACATCTTAACACCAGAATTTTGCGCACCTGGTTTTTCTTGATAAATGTAGTATTCATCTACTTTTTCAATTAGCTGTGCGCCAGTTTCTGAGTCTTTTTTACGAGAAATTTGTTTTACTTTTCGCATTCTGGCAGAATCAATTACTCTAATTTCTTGAATACCGCCTTTAAGGTTTGTTTCATCGACTACTAGGTGATGGAATAATCTACCATCAACATACCAGCGTCGGAAAATATCATGCCCATACAAACCAAAATCAAGCATAGCATAAATATTATCGAATTCTGCTTTAATTTGTTTTTTAATACTATCGCTGACTTTTAGATTATCCATAGAGACATCAACAGATTGATCTAATTCTCCACCAGCAATAGCTTCGTTAACAATATCTTCAATTGCTGCATCTACTTCTGGATGCATCGCAACTCCACGATATTTCATGATTAGTTGGAAATTGTCTTTTGATTCATCGCCATCAATATTTAAATATTGACCATAATGAGATCCAGCAGCAGTTACATAACCAGCACCATCATCATCACGTGCAGGTACAATAGACGGTTTTTTCTTAGCGTCTTCTTTATCTGCTTTTTTAATTTCAAATCCGAATAATCGGAAGCCTTGATTATCTGCCATTTACTTTCCCTTACAAGTGGGGGTAGAGCATTATTCACTCTACCCCTTTATGTATACTCTTATTAAGCGTCGGTAGTATTAGATGTCCAATACTGATACTGCCAAGTGATAGTAAATCTTTCGATTGTATCTGTATCACCATAAGAAACATCAATAGCTGAAATTTCTGAAGGCCATGCATCTTTAAAAGTATAAGTTTTAATAACAGAATTATCTCTATCAAACTGTTCTACTTTTAAATCCGTGAAATAGAGTTCTGGATTTTGAATTCCACCAGCATCTGCATGGTTTGAAATTGCATTCATCCATTTTTCCATTTCATTTCTAATCTTAAACCCTGTGTCGTTAATTACAGTTACAGTCCAAACATCGAATACACGATCTCCGGCAACCTTCATTTGGCGCCCACGAAATGGAATTGTAATTGTACCAACTGAAGAGGCTGGTAATTGAGCCGCTTCACACATAAAAGATGCAAAGTCTACATCTAAATTAACACCGAGACCTCCACGTGGATTTGCAAGAGTTACCTGGAATAGGTTACCTCTAGCTCCGCCACCAGCAAGTCTAGCTTTAAATTGATCTACTGAACCTAATGCCATTTTTTATCTCCTTACACTGTGCCAACGACTTCTTCGAAGTCAACACCAGATCTTACGGCTACGAAGTTCAGAGTTACGTAGTTGATTGACCGAGCTGGCTTGATGAAGATATTAGCGATGAATTCATTTCTATCAATAACTTCTGGTGTATTGACTGTTTCATCAGCAACAATACGGAAGTCAGTGATACCACGACGACCTTTGACATCGCGAAGAACCGGTTCAATAATATTTACGAATTCGGCCCGAGTAAACTCATCGTTGAATTCAAACATTACGCCTTCGGCTGCTCTTGCAATTGCTCTTTCAAGAACAAGGAAGAGTCTACGAACATTGATTCTATCAAAAGCAGAAGGTCTATTAAGGAGAGTCTTATCCCCGAAAAGAATAACCCCAGAACCTTGAATATTTACAATTGGGTTAACACCAGCTTTGTAAAGAGTATCACGGTTAGTTTTATTAGGGTTATAGGTAATACCTGTTACACCTAAATATTGCCCACGTTTAACACCAGCTGGTGAGAACCATGGAGCAGCATTTCTATCAGTTTCAGCCATGAGACCAGCTGTAGATGATGCGGCAGGAATTTCTAGATACTGATCATTGAACTTATCATAAACTTTTAAGAAGTTTCCATCCATAATTAGATAAGAAGACTTAGTAAAGTTACCAGCAGTTGTAACTAAGTTGTTGGTAATTGTTGTTTCGTTATTAATACCAATAACATCATTTCTAGCTGGTGATGTAACAACAACACAATCTTTACGTGCAGTCGCAATTGATGCAAGATCATTAACAACTGTAGTTTGCGCTGATGTGGCAACCAATGATGGAGCAATTAAGAAATCAATTTCAACAGCATCTTTATCTTCAAAAAGATCAAAACCTGTTGCGTATTCTGATGCAGTAAGAGTATAACTATAGAATCCATCAGCAAAATCATAATTGGTAATAGGTACACCCGACACTGCGTAATTCTTATTTGTGCCTGGTGTTAGGTTATCTCCAGCGTTTTTAGCGTCAAATGCAGAATCAAAGTTTGTTAAATAGACATACTGTGAACGTGTATTAATTACATCTTTTACGTAATTAGTCGTTCCATCTGCATTTTTTGAGTTTCCTGCCAATGACACATATGGGAACGCTTCAAGAACTGTTCCTTTTGTACCAGTGAACTCGCCGTTTTTATCGACAATTGCGATGTGTACTTCTGTGGAAATACCGTTACGGGCTGAATCATAAGATGATGTGCTTGGTGCGCCATCAAAAGATGATTTATAGATCCAGTCTGCGAAACTTGATCCGCCTGCTGAATCTGGCGGACAGATAGAAACTCTAAGTGAGTTGCCTAAATCGCCTGGATATTTAGCAATGAATGTTTGACCACTATCGAATGTAGTAATGTCAAATGCTGGTTTGTTGTTAACAGCTTTTGCAACTGGATCTACTCCAGTTTTATGAGTCTGAGCATTTAATGCTTCGTCTGTTGCTTCTCTAACAACGTACAGCGAATTTGAATAGCGCAAGAAGTAACTTGCGTTATGAAAATCTTGTGCAGTTGATGCGGTTAGATTTGGAGCGCCGAATGTTTGAATTAGTCCTGCTTCATTAGCAACTAAGACTCTTTCGCCAACAGGCCCCCATCTAAAGTTTCCTACAATTGCGCCTGTAGAGGTCTGCACATTCGGTACTCCGCCTGTGAGATCAATCTCTTTTACGACTACTGCAGGAGATGCTGATGGTGTAAATAATGCCATGTGCTTTCCCTTTTTAGGTTCAGATTATACGATACATAATACGGTGTTTTTCAATTTCATGTATATTTATAATTTAATCAAACTTAACAAACCACTCAGGTTTTTCATTATCTAATGACTCAATAAAATCTGATCCATCATCAATAAATCCAAAGGGTACTATATCATCAGCAATATCTTGCATTTTTTGTTCGAACAACATTTGTTTTAGATCAATATCAGTCATATCACCAAAAAATTGTGTTGTTGCAAAATAACCAAACATAACTAAGTTCATCATTAAATCGTCATGATTACCATCAGAAGCTTCAAATGATTGACCACTAGAAGTAAATGTTGAAATTTCTAAAATAGTATTTTCATCAACGATATCTATTTTATAATTTTCTATAATATCTTTAATTGCAGAACAGCCTAACCGTTTTACTTTACGGTTCATATTGATACCTAAAGCATTTGATTTAACAGTTGATTCTACGTGCATATTCTCATATTCTAAATCATGATATAATCCATTACAAACTACAGCGCCTTGATCATTTGATTCTATAACAACATATGCATTATTATAAGAAACCGAATACTTATATATAATGTTAGGGAAGAGTATTGGAGAGATAGTATTGCGGCGATAAACAGCTACTTGCTCAAATGGACTAGTACTAATATCGATCAAATTAAAAGTAGAATAATCCTGTCCTCTTCCCTTACTTACATCGACTGTCATAATATATTCATGACCCTTTAAAGGCTCTTTGTATATTAATAGGTCTCCACCTTCCATTACTTTAATTGGATTTTTTGCTCTAAGTTTCATTAAAACTTCGGCATTAATTAAAGTATCACCAGTACCGAAAAAAGTATTTCCAAACTCCTGGTCAAATTGTAATTGACTGGTATTTGATATTGTTTGATTTTTCCATTCTTCATCTCTTCCAGGAACATCAAACCAATCAACTCTAAAAGATTTAAATTCATTTACTTTTTGTTCTGCGCCTTCCCATATCTTATAAAACATATTACCAATACCATTAGCGGTAGAAGTAATAATTACTTTTGTATCTTTACCAGAAGATACAACTGGATATGTGGACGTATAAAACTCAGTCGCGCGCTCCACAAAAGCAAACTCATCTAAATACAATAAATTAACAGACATACCACGAATAGAGCTGCCTGAAGTTGCTGCCGCCATAATTCTAGAATTATTAGAAAATTCAATAGAACCTTTATTAAGTGCTTTACATCCAGGTTGTAAAAAGAATGGTATATTTTCAAGCATTAATGTAACACGTGCAAGCATCTCGCGTGCAGTTGCTCCTTTATTTGCAAGAATAGCAATTGTTTTTTCTGAATGAAATAGTGCAAACCAAAGTAAATACGCAACAGAGCTAATTGATTTGCCAGATTGTCGACATGCAAGAACAATAGAAAAACGGTTATTATTAAAATGGTCAAACATTTCGCGTTGATAAGGATATAGCTTAAATGGAACTAATCCTTTATCTAAGTGAATTACTTTAAGATACTTCTCGGCAAAATACGCTGGATCTTCCATGCATTTTTTATATTCTTTTAATTTTTCTGGAGTCCATTGCTCAGGAACTCCATCACGTTTGACGTTTGAATTACCGAGGTACGCTATCGTCTGTGGGAGTTGCATCAATTATATCACCTTGTGCCAACATTTTTTGAACTTCAGCTGTTGATAAAAAGAAATTATTTTGCTGATTTTCAACCTTTGGCTCATCTTTTCTGTCAAGCTCTTTTTGTTTTTTATTTAAATCCATTAATTTATCGTTAACGTCTGAAACATTTTTAATTAATGTAGATAAAACTTCAAAAGCTCGAGGATGCTCAGATTCTCTAGCAACTTGAATCATATCTTCAAGAGCATCTTTACCTTTTTCAATTAATTCGTAATACGTATCACGCGAATACTCATAATCTTGTTTAGATTTATCATCCGTCACTATCTGCACCATAGTATGTTCTAGTAAATCCAAAATCACTATCAGCTGAACCAATAGTTGTTAGTGGATCTGGGTTACTAATAATTGTTTCTAATCTTAAATCAGAATCAGCTAATCCACCACCAATATTATATAATCGCGAAGTTGTTTGACGGATAACATTAGCTTGACCAATACCACCGTGATATTGTACACGCATTTCAAAATCTAAATTATAGATAATTGTTCTGCGCGCGGCAACCTCTCCTTCAAAGTCATCAGTAAATCCAACACCAGCAATACTAACTGGGATATCTTCTCTAAATGATGGATACTCAGTACCAAAAGGAATCATAGTTAGAGTATATTGAGGATTAAACGTTGGTAATATTTGTTCAACAATTTGTAACGCGTCATCTTGAGATTTCGCGTAAATATTCAATTGAAAAGATAAAACGTATGGGACACCTGTAAACAATTTGTTACGTGCAGTAGTACTTGACGTCAACCCTTGAATATTATTCAACTTAGACAATTGGCGTGTAGTATCATATGCAATACTTGTAATCTCAAAAGACATTCTTGGGAGTTTAATTGCTACTTTTGTATCAGTATCTAAATTAGGATTTTCTCTAATTCTATCTAAATACTTTGACTTTGGTGCATACGATAATGGCACTTTTATCTGAGATATTCCACCACCACTACTATTTTTGCGCACTACATAAATGTCGTTAAACAGCCTTCCGAATGCTGCAACGCATTTTTTAGTTTTTTCGTGATAAAAATGTGCACCAAACATTAGCTGTTATAAATCCCTTGTAAATGGTCTTCAAATTCTTCTACTTTTTTTAGTCTATTAGGCCACAATATGTATTCTTTTTCTGGATTCTTTTTTAAATTATTTAAAAGTGGTATTACTGCATTATATAATTTGTCTAATTTCTCTTGTGCAGTCTTAGCTTCGGCTGCTGATAGTTCTACCTTTGCAGTTGTCTCTTGTACAGCTTGAAGTTCTTCTTCATTAACTGTAGTAAATCCAAAATCAAAAATATCATCACTCATTAATTAGGATCTCCAAATGGATTATTTTCTGAGAAGTCTAAGAAATCTGTTGTTTCAGTGTCAAAGAAATCGTTTTGTTCATTATTTGAAAGATTATTTAGTTCAGAAACACTTAATACTGTAAGATCTGAATCAATTAAAGCTCCGTCCCATGTGGTCCCTCTACCACTAATAGTAATTGTTCTTCCAGCAGCAAACGTATGATAATTACCATCATCAGCACCAACATGCGCTAAGTATAATAAGTTATCACTATCAGAATATTTTACAACTTCTCCAGATACTATTACACCATCACTTAAAGTCATACTAGCGGTATGACCAGGAACAGTAGCAATTGAATCTGAATCTAATGTAAGAATATATTGATAAGTGAAATCAGTTTCAATATCATCTATTGCTGCAATTCCAGTATCCAAATCTTCACCAGTATATTCAAACAAAGTACAACGTAATTTAAATACGTTTAAGTTTGCAATCTGATAAAATGGCATCTCATGTTCAACATGAGTAATTTGGAAAGTAGAATTAGAAAGAGGTAAGTAAATTAAATCACCTTCGCGAGGTCTTTCACTTTCAATATCATTATCATATCTAGCAACAGTTTGTGTCCATCTACGTCTGGATACTACAAATGTTGCCTCATCTCGTATTTCAACACCGAATCTAGAGAAAAGATCTCCTTCTCCCTCAAATCCTTCTATATTGTCGATATACATTTCAACTTTGTAAGCAGAATTGAATGATGATTCAGCATCTTCGCCGAAAATAGTATTTTCATTTACTAAATCACGAGGAATATAATAAACATCTGATCCATAAATCTTTAAAGATTCTATGACAATGTTTTCATATAGCTCATGTTCAGATTTTACTTTTTCTGAGAAGTAAATATTACGTGCCATTTAATCATCCCATAAAAAAGTCTGGCGGAAGCTCATGCTCTAGCCGGATCTTTTCTTGTAATTCTTGGATCTCAGCCTGAGCGTCATCAAACATTTGTCTTCCGTTGATGATAACTCCTCCGGGTAATTGCATACCTTCAAATTTAATTAAATTCATGCCCCATTGCAATTTAAGTAAAGATGTGGCGTATGATTTTAACCACATATCGTTATACACTGATGTAAAAGAATCTGGATCAATTGTTTGATATGTTTCTAAAACAATATAATCATTTTCTTCTAAATCTTTATCTTCAATATGACCATAGATATAAAGTCTATTTTGTCTACGTACAAAGTTAACTAGTGGAGCACCATTCAATTTCATATCTAAAGTTGAAAGGTATTGTTGAATTTGTTCGTAATAAGCCAAATCACCGGCAAATGTCGCGAGATCCCAAATGTCGTTTAAAGCCATTTGATATTTGATATCGAACATATTGCCGGTTTGGGAAAATGTGGAGTTAACCCTGAACATACTCGACACCGTTTGAATATCACTACTCAAAGTCACGTATTTATTTGTGATGTCGGTTGAGGTCAATTTATGCTTCAGATATCCCTTTTTAGTGGCATCTGAATGATACTCTTGATAGTATTGAATAGCTTCATCAATACGATCTTCAATTTGATCCTCATCAACATTAATCTCAATAACAGGTGCGCCTAAGCGCCGTAAGCAATAGTCAATTAATGTTTGTCGAGAGTTCGGGTTAGCCATTTAATTAAGCACCTGCTCCAATAATTGTTTTAACAGTAGTACCGGCTGAGTTCTTAATCAACAATGTTGAAGCACTTGCAAGTTCTGTTGAACCAACAGTACCAGCACCAATTGCCATGTTAGTAATAGTAATGTTACCACTACCATTAACACCAGTTGTAGAACCAGTGATATCACCACTTAATGTGATGTTACGGCTGTTTACCCATGCTGAAGCAGTGTTTGCATTACCAGTTAAATCACCAATAAACGTTGCAGCTTGAATATCAGCTAATGCAAATGAACCATGGCCAGTATTGATTTGTGATGCAGCATCTGGTTCAAGTGTATAACCATCGTATGCTTTAAAGATTTGATCTGTAGCATCCCGGAAGAAACCAGCATGAGCATATGTACCACCTTCGTTGTAGTTACCAGCCCAACCAATATCAATTGATTGCGTTGGTGAACCAGCAGATTCAGCACCATTCATGTAGATCATGTTATCTGAAACTGAAAGGTTTTCAGCGTTTACAGTTGTGGTAGTACCATTAACTTGTAAGTCACCATCAAGCACAACAGCACCAACAACTTCAAGAGTACCACCAATTACTGTGTTACCAGTTGCACCAGCAATAGTGAAGTTGCTATTAATATCAACATCACCAGTAACATCAAGAGTACCGGTTGTTGCAATATTACCAGATGTATTTGCTACAGTAAATGCACCATCAACATCAATACCACCATCTAGACTTGCTAGTAGGCTTACATCAAGTGTTGTTACTGTGGCTGCTGCCGCTGTGTTAGCACCTAGGATACCATCCATGTTAGTGAATGTTGCTGTAGTTGCTGTAAAGTCACCACTTGCATCTAGTACTACTGCACGACTT